ATGTCTGTAAATAAGTACGAAGTGCATATGGAGTATTTCTCATGCACTTCGTAACTTCTATTATTAATTGTTCTTTTGTCAAAATAATTATTCTCTTGAGATACCCATACTAGATAGGAAATCGTCCAAGTCATCATCATTCAAATCATCAGAGTCATCACTAGTATTACCTTGTTTTTTATTGGTATTACCTTGTTGTTTTTTGTATTCTTCATACTCTCTTTTGAGTGTTTGAGCTTCTTTCATGATTTCTTCAAATCTAGCAGTGGCTATTTTATTTTTTTCTGGTCTGGTATCAATCACATCTGCAATAATTCCTAAAAGTTCTTTCGCTTCTATTTTGAAAAGCTCTATTTCAAACCAATTTATCAAACCTTTGTTTGATGGGTCAAATATTGCGTCAGGCATTGCCATTCTGAGCTTTTCTTGTACTCCAGGGCCAACTATCAATTGCATTGGTTCGTTTGATAATAAATCAGTTTGACCTAACACTTTTCTAGCCATTTCTGTGTCTTTAGGATATCCATGTCTTGCATTCACCGATTTAATACCTTTTATTATCTCATGGCAAAGTATTGGAAAAATCATACCATAAGCTTTAATTGTAGTATCGGCACTATCTTCTCCACCCTCATCTCCACCCTCATCTTCGCCTTCATCGTCTCCACCATCTAATTCAACTTTACCGGCAACACCTTGTCCTGTTTGACTCATCATTTCAATCATTTGTTCCATTGTGAAATAGAAAAAATCATTGATTGACATTATCTTATTATAAAGAGGGTATAGTTGGGGGTCAATAGAATCTAACTCTCCTTTTACTTCAGGTTTTTTGAAAACATAGTGGCCTTTTTTAGCGGCTCCCTGAACAAGTGCGTTAATAATATTTCTCTTATGTTTTTCTAACTCAAATTGTTCCTGAGGAGTTAAATCTTCAATATCAAATGATGGAATTTCTAATTTTTGTTTTTCTTCCTCATCTTCTTCATCTTCGTCTTCTTCAGGTTGATACCTAAAATTAGAAGTATCAATCGGTGTTTCATTTAAAAACATTTCTAAATTAACCCAAGATTCGTCAAATTCTGTTTCATCAAAACATATTCTTTTGGCAAGTTCTTTTAATTCTTCTTTGTGTCTGCTCTCACGTCTCATTACATCGTAAGTGGCATTCATCATTTCACCCATTAACATTTGTTTAACGTTAGCTGGAGACAAGTCATTAATACCTGTAACTTGTTTCAAAGCGTCAACAACGTCACCAAATCTTTTAGAAACTAATCTCTGCACATCTTCCGAACCTTTTCTCATTGCCGGATTAGAAGAATATATGTCTTGACCAGACATTAATTTTCTTTCAAGGTTAGGGTCCATTCTTTCACGTCTACCACCGTAATCTATTTGTTCTTTTATTTTTCTCATTTTTTTAACATTTTCATTATTGTGTCAATTATTTTTTCCTTAGCTTCTTCAGGGTTAATATTCTTAGCCTTAGGGGCTTCTTTAACTCCGGGATTTGGATTTTTTCCAGGGCGTAAAGGAGTTTTTACCGGTGATGGTGGTTGCTTAGTTCCTGGTTTTGTTTTTGGACCAGCAGGGGCTGTAGTAGGAGAATTTTCGGAAACTTCTTTATTTTTTTTATTTGCTTTAGGAGCTTCTTTAACTCCCGGATTTGGATTTTTTCCAGGACGTAAAGGAGTTTTTACCGGTGATGGTGGTTGTTTGGTTCCTGGTTTTGTTTTAGGTTCTTTAACAGGTGCTGTTGCGGGATTTTGTTCTGACAAATATTGAACTAAATCTTGTTTAGTAATTCTTGGAGGTAAATGAGATTCAACTATTTGCATAATTTTGTTTTCTAAAAACAAAGATATTGGATTTTTACCTTCTTTCAAAGATTTTTTAACTTGTTTAACACAACTTTCAAATTTTGCGTTTTTTCTTGGACCTAATTGTTTGCGACAAATTGCATATGGATTGTTTTTATTGTCATCATTTTCTTTAACTTCTTCAGTAGGAGTTGCTTTAATTCCTGTAGATGTTTGTTGTATATTCATCCCTTTAGGGGCTGGAGGTAACTTAACTCCTTTTTTAACATCATCTGTTGGTACGTTATAAGAGGTTGTGGTACTTTGTGTCATTGCTTCCACTACCATTCTATTATGTAATGTACTAATCTGTGATTCTGTTAATTTTAAAACGGTTTTAGATGATAAACCCATTTCAATTAGTTCTAGAGATTTTTTGTTAATTTTCATATATCATTTTTTTTTTCAAATTCAAGAATTAAATCTTTCTCGTATAATTTATCTTTTATTGTTTTTTCTTCTTCTCCAAATTTAAAAACAATTCTTTTTGAATTATTTGATTCATCTGTTTCCCATGCTAATGCAATTATATCATCCATTGCGTCCATCATAGAAAAAAAATCTGAATTTTGAATTAACTCTAATTTTATATCTGTGTTTTTCAAAATTCCAACTTTTTTAATATATTTTAATTCAGGAGGATTTGGATACGAATTACATGGTTTACTTTCCCATAATTCGCCCCAAACTTCTAAAGAATCTGAGAATATGAATTCATACATATTATCGCCTTTATAATTTGGTCCTAACCCATTTATATATATCAAATAACTCATATTACAAATCCCTCAGGTGTTATTTTAAATTGACCTGTTTTACCTTCAAAAACTAAGTTTTTCTTGTTTGTTTTTCCTAAAAAATTAAAATTTGAATTTTCTTCTAAAAATTTTTGAGAAGACAATTCTTGTTCTATAGTCTCACTCATTTTTTTAACAGAATCCATTTTATTTTTTATATTAGATTTTTTGGCAACTTTTTTTTGATTTGAAATTCTTTTTTCTGACTCACTAATTTCAAAATACTTTGAAAGTACTTTATCAATTTTAGATTCACCAAAAATGTGGTCTAAAATTGCTCCGTGGCCATAATCTTCTTCCATTTCAGATTCAACAGGAACATCCATATCAGCTTGAACATCTTCAACTTCAGAATCCCCCGTAATATCTTCATCACTCATATCCATATCGTCATCACCCATATCCATGTCCTCATCTGATTCAAATTTAGAAAGAATATCTTCTTTATCTTCTTCAGACAAATTAGCCAAATCAACTGAAGACAATACCATGTTTATTACATATTTTATGTTTTCAGATGTTAGACCCTTGTCACCTTCATATTCTCTTATTTTTTGAGTTAACTTTCCTGTTAACTTTTGAATCATTTTAAAAGTAACTTCATCTGATGTCATTCCATTATTCATTCCACCCATTTCATCATCTGAAGGCATTTCATCATCTAAAGGCATTTCATCATCCATTCCTACCATTTCATTATCTGAAGGCATTTCTTCTGAAGGTACTCCAGATTCAGGTGAAGGTGGTAATTCGGGTGAAGGAACTGCCGGAGGTGCTGCTGGCGGTGCAGGAACATCGTCCATTTCAGGCTCAGCCGGAGTTGGTCTTTTTAAAACAAATTTCTTTTGTTCTCCAAATAGGCTAGTACCTTCTTCGGTTTCTGTTAAACGATTAATTTCTTTTGACATTAAATTTAATCTTTTTAACGCCTGAGAATATGAAGAATAATACTTTCTATTCTTCATAGGCTCAATATAATCTGTTTTAGATTCTGAAATGGTTTTTTTTATGATATATCCTGATTTTTCTTTTACAATTTGATATTCATTTCCATCAGAAAATCCAATTGAAAATTCGGTTGTACTATGTTCATTAAGATTAACAGGGACAACTTCATTATATCTGGCAATCTCCATTATTCTTTTAATTTTATCTTGACCTGTTAATTTTTCGCTTCCTATTGGTTTTAAGTCTGCCATATTATTATAATTTTTTTTTATTTTTAGTTATTTAATCCATTAAATCCACCCAATTTCACGGCACTTAAGTCAATTACCCAACCTCTAGTTCCCTCAACGTAAGCCTGAGGATGTGGAACATTTCCCAAAGTTGCATCCCATGTACCACCACTATAGCTACCTTCCATCTGATTTGTATATTCATATTGTACGTTAACGTAGGTTGTACCTATACTAGTTTGACTTGGTGTTATCGTTGGTGTTGGTGTTGGAGTTGCGGTCTTTGTTGGTGTTGGAGTTGAGGTCTTTGTTGGTGTTGGGGTGTTAGTTGATGTAACTGTAGGTGTTACTGTTGTTGTTGGTGTAACTGTAGGTGTTACTGTTGTTGTTGGTGTAACTGTAGGTGTTACTGTTCTTGTTGGTGTAATACTTGGTGTAATACTTGGTGTAATACTTGGTGTAATACTTGGTGTGGGAGTTAATGTTCTTGTTGGTGTTATAGTTGGTGTACTAGTTGTAGTTACAGTTGGCGTTGGAGTTGGAGTTCTCGTTGTTGTAGGAGTAATTGTAGGAGTAATTGTAGGAGTTGGTGTTGGTGTCGGAGTTGGGTTTGCGGCCAAACAAGTTTGACAATCTCCATAATTCGTACCTAAAGGACCCGAAACTTCGTCAACTCCTGTTGAAGGTTCTGCTGTGTCCACAATTTCATAACAACCTTTAGCGGTTGCTCCTGTGAAATTAAGATAATAATTACCACCGACTACTGGAAGAGTAGTAGAACTGAATTCTATATTCAATGCTGACCCTCCAGCACAAGGGGCGACGAGATATGTGACTAAAGCCATTTTATTTTTTCTTTATAAATATATGATTAAAGAGAATAATTTAAGTTTATCTTGAGTCTGTTTAATATTTAGATAGAACTGGTTCAGTAAATTTTGATATTCCTCTAACCAATTGTTTTAATTTTGATTCATAGTTTTCACCTGACGCATATCTATGTCCTGAACTATTTACAAAATTATTTAACAAATCCTCAGGTTTTTTATTTGTCAAATATTTTCTGGTTATTAAATCGTAGTATAAACAAACACCATCTCTAACCGATGTTTGATAACTATTTGACCCGGTATCAACATTACCAACATTAAAAGGATTTTTAGTTTTTCTTGGTCTTACATTTGGGTCAGTTGATAAACCTCCCTCTAATGATAATTGAGCTAAAGCCAATTCAGGTGGAACATATCCTTTTGATAGATGTAGTTTAGCACATCTTGCCATCATATCTCCTGTCACACCTGCACTACTATTTCTTGAATCAATAAAAGACTGACAAATATCTCTATACGAGCTATACCCTTGTTCAGTTGTTAAGTCCAAATAGGTAAAATCACCAACTGTACCGTATTGCTCTATTTTGGTACTAATGTCTGAATCTTTAAAACGATTAATCACTAGTAAAGAAATTAATGTTTTAACAAAATCAGTATTAACAACACCTGTTACTGATAAATTATTTGCTTTTTGAAAATTTTCAACAGATTTTTTTGTTTCAGGTCCAAATTTACCATCAACCCCCCATTTAGGTAATTTAAATTTAAGAAACTCTAATCCTTTTTGTATTAGTCTAACAATTTCAGAATAAGGTATTTTTTGACCTGGGGTGTATTCGTATTTTAATCTATCATCGGCAAAATCTTTAAGGTCTTTCAGATATTCTGAATCATTAAATATTTTTAAAATGTCGTCTTTGGTTGAAATGATTTGTTCTTGTATATTTCTCTCAACAGATAATTCTTTATCTATATTTTTATTTAAAGCGTCAAATAGTTTTTCAATATGTCCTGACCTTCTTAAAAATTTAAAGACCAAATTTTCATAAGATAATTCACCTTCTTTATCCAATCCAGACTTTCTATATTCTTTAAGTTTAGACTTTAAAGTTTCTAGTTTCTTACCATCTCTATCTTTAGAATTTGAAATAGTTTTTTCTATTTTTTCAATCCAACAATCTATTTTTTGAACAAGGATTTTTTTATCAATATCGGGAGATTCTTTTTTTGGTTTATGCAACCACTCATCATTAATTATTGAATATACTCCAGAACTTGTGTGTTCTTCTTCTGAATCTTGAGCATATAACTCAACATCATATCCATAAATTTTGATGTCATGAGATTCATTAAATATGAATTTTCTTGCATCAAATAGTTCTTTATGAACTTTATCCTTTTTACCGAATTGTTTAAAATCAATTATAATGTGTAAATCAAAATCAGAATATTCAGACCAATTATAGTTGGATAAAGACCCCGTTAAAATAATATCATCAACAAAAATATCTTCACCCAAATAATCAATAAATTTTTCGGCAATTTTCATCAAGGCACTTTTCACCTTGGACTTCATTTTTGAAGTTTCTACATCATCGGGATTATCCCAAATCTTAGGATTTAGAGTATCTTGTAACGAAAAGCTTTTTAGTATTTTAGTAAATTCTCCCATGACATATAAATACCCAAAAAATCAGAGTTTTTTATATTTGAAATTTTTTGAAATTTCTGTTGTGAAAAATTTACCCTGAGATTCTGATTTTCTGAATTTAGTATAGATTTGGTGGGGAACCTCATCGTATTCGTACTTTAAATTGTTATTAAATTCTATAACCAATTTTTTTGTCTCGGTGTCGTATTCTGTCTTCTTAATGTTTGAAGATTTAATTTCGTTAATTATCTTCGTCCCTCTTATTTCTTCTCTTGTTATTGCCATTTTTTAAAGGTGTTAATTCATCAATTTTAGTAAGAAATGGGCGTAAGTAATTATTAAATTCTTGTTGGGTAATATCGAGACCTAAATCACTAATATTTTGAAAAATTTTTACCATATTATAGCGAAAATCACCTCTTAATTCCATCATTTCGGTACCATAATACGGTGGGTTTTCCAAATCTGACTGAGTCCATTCATTTAATTGAAACCATCTCCTTAATTTAAGATATACTTCAAGAATAGGTTTAATTGCGTCGGTTTTTTCAATATATTTTTGCCACATCTTCATAATTATAAATATGCAAATACAAGAATTAGGTACTAAAGAAAAAGAAATGTTCGGTAGTGGTATTGAACATACCATTTATGCGTCAAAAAGTAATCCAAATGTTATTTTTAAAGTAGGTCACAAAGATACTGTGGATGAATGGTTTGAAGTGTTCAAATCTAATCCTGAAATTTTTCCAAAAGTTTTTAGGGCAGGTAAAATGCAGGATGAGGACATATATTATGTTGAGTTAGAAAAATTGGATACCAAGAAATTTGAGAATGATTGGGATGATTTAGAATTGGCAATGGAAGATGTTGGGGTACTTGATGTTGATACGGGCGAAAGTTTTGTTGATTTATATATGAATAATGGTTCAAACTCGTCCGTATTTGTTGAAGTAGGTAAAAAATTGGCCAAACATGATAAAGAAGTTTATAATTTTTTCATAGAGTTTTTAACTGTGATTAAAAATTGTGAAAGGGCGATACTAAAAGTTAAAGGAAAAGACACAATTGTTGATGCTCACAAATATAACTTTGGTTACGGGTCAGATGGAAAAATTAAATGTTTAGATTTATAAAAAAACCCTCCATTACGGAGGGTTTTGTTTTACATAAGGTTAATCCTATTTTTCTTTTTTTGGGCTTCTTTTTTGAAACTTGGGATATACACGGTAAGAATTCCGTCTTCTACTGTTGCCTCCAATGTTGAAGATTCATAAAGATTATTAAGTTCAATTCTACGATTAATCTTTTTTTCTTTTTCTTCACCATTCATTTTATACTTTCTGATACCCTCAATTACAAGTTCAGAACCTTCAATTAGAACATCTAAATTAGTCTTGTTAAATCCGGGAACCTCAAAGTGAAGATATGCACCATCTTTCACAGTATTAATCTCGTAGTCTTCAATTTTTTCATTTTTACTTGTAGGAACAATTCTGTATGTTTTATACGTACTGCTAGTAGTACCGTTTGGATTAAATAATTGTTCAAACATTCTGTCTAAATCTTCATAATAATTCATAATAGTTTTTTTTTTTAATTTATTTATTTTACGTAAATAAGTCAAACAAAATGCCATTAAATTTATTACGACATATTGTCATATAAAATATATACATACTGACATATAGTCATATAAAAATATTTTTTCCTGCAAATTTGACAATTTGTTTGTTAGTGTCCAAAAATTGATGGATATTTGTGTCTGAAATCAATAAACCAAAAAAATCATAAAATATGAACGAACTAATGGATGACGATGATATGAAAACAAGTAAGAAACAGAAACAGAACGATAGTCCAACCCCTGTATTGGATAACTTTAGTAGAGACCTAATTAAGCTTGCCGAAATGGGTAAACTTGACCCTGTGGTAGGTAGAGAACGAGAGATTATTCGTATTGCCCAAATCCTATCTCGTAGGAAGAAAAATAACCCTATTATTATCGGAGAACCTGGTTGTGGTAAGACCGCAATTGTTGAAGGTTTGGCCATGAAAATTTTTAATGGTGATTGTCCTCGTAATTTGGTTGATAAACGAATTGTTGCACTTGATTTGACTTCAGTTGTTGCCGGTACAAAATATCGTGGTCAATTTGAAGAAAGAATGAAGGTTATTATGGAAGAGTTGGCTGCAAATCCAAGTATCATCATATTCATTGATGAAATCCATACCCTTGTTGGTTCCGGTAATGCCGCAGGTTCTATGGACGGCTCAAACATTTTTAAACCAGCCTTGGCTCGTGGAGAACTCCAATGTATCGGAGCAACTACTTTGGATGAGTATCGTAAATCTTTTGAAAAAGACGGAGCCCTTGAACGTAGATTCCAAAAAGTTACGGTTGAGCCATCAACTATTGCAGAAACAATTGAAATCTTGAATAATGTTAGGGATAAATATGAGGCCTTCCATAAGGTAACTTATAGTAATGAAGTCATTGAAGCCTGTGTAAAACTTGCTGATAGATACATTACCGATAGGGAGTTTCCTGATAAAGCGCTTGATATTATGGATGAAGTTGGGGCTCGTATGCAAACCGAACTCAAAGTTCCTGAGGCCATTGAAGACCTAAAAAAGAAAGCTTCTGAATTGAGGCTGATGAAAATGGAAGTCGTAAAGAAACAGAATTACGAACAAGCCGCTGAACTTAGGGATAAGGAAAAGAAATTGGTTACCAAACTTGAATCAGAAAAGAAGAAGTTTGAAGACCAAATGCAAAAAGACAAACAAGTCATAAACCTTACAGATGTTTATGATGTTGTATCTAACATGACCAAAATACCGGTAAATAAAATGAGTGTTGATGATACAAAATCTTTGATAAATCTTGATAAACAAATGATTGGTAGGATTATCGGTCAAGATGAGGCGGTTATTAAAATTGTTAAATCTATCAAGAGAAACAGACTTGGTATCAAAGACCCAAATCGTCCAATCGGTTCATTTATTTTCTTGGGTTCAACGGGTGTTGGTAAAACTCACTTGGCTAAAACTTTGGCAAAAGAAATGTTTGGAAGTGAAGAATCACTTATTCGTGTAGATATGAGTGAATACCAAGAAAAACATACCATTTCAAAATTGGTTGGAGCTCCTCCAGGTTATGTCGGATATGATGAAGGTGGTCAACTTACCGAAAAGGTTAAAAACAAACCTTACTCTGTAATTCTTTTTGATGAGGTTGAGAAAGCACACAAAGATATCTTCTCAATTCTCCTTCAAATCATGGATGATGGATTTGTTACAGATAGTTTAGGTAGAAAGATTAACTTCAAAAACACCTTAATCATCCTTACATCAAATCTCGGAGTTAAGAAATTCCAAGAGTTCGGAGTCGGTATTGGATTTGGTTCAAATTCATACTCAAATGAGGAAGCCAAAAAACAAATGTTAATGAAGGAGATGAAAAACTTCTTTGCACCTGAATTCTTGAACAGGATTGATGATACAATAATGTTTAACACTTTGTCTGAAGAAGACATCAAGAAAATCACAAGACTTGAACTTGATAGGTTAATGGCTCGTTTAGTTGAGATGAAATACAAAATCACTTATGAAGAGACTCTTGTTGATTATATCTCCAAGATTGGATATGATGCAACCTACGGAGCAAGACCGATGAAAAGAGCAATCCAAGACAAAGTTGAGGACTTCTTGTCGGAGGAGGTTCTTACAGGTAGAATGATTGAAGGTAAAACCTACAACATACTTGTTGACAATGAGGAAGTTAAAATAGTGAAGAAGGGTAGATAAAACATGGGGGTCAATTGACCCCCTTTTTTTGGGGCATAAAAAAAGGGAGAAAAACTCCCTTTTTTTTAATCCCATAAACCATATCTCATTTGAGCTTTTTGTTTCTCCTTATAGTGTAAGGTATATCCCAAACTCTCAATCATTTCACGACCCATTTTAATTCCATTATATACATCTTCAGGAATTACATATTCATTACGGGTATGATAGTTGTAATAACCAATTGAGAAATTAATACAAGCAAAATTATATAGATTACGAAGAGCCCAAACATCTGTGTAAGGGTGGGTCATATAGTCCATATCTTTAACCACCATATTCTCAGTAAGAACCTTATCTATTTTGGTGAAAAACTCACTTTCTCTATCAAAAAGTTTTGAACCAAAACATTTTTCAGTAATCATCCAATTCTCAGGTGCATCAAATTGGATTCCGTATCCGACATTTGAGAAAAACTCATCATCCGCATCTTTTGAACCGTGGCAACCAGTTTCTTCAGATACGAAAAAAGCGGCCTTTAAAAATGGGAGTTCTTTTAGTAGAGTAAGACATGCGAAAACACCACATTTATCATCACCACCGATACCTGTTGGTTTGCCTTCGTTATTAATTGCGAGTAGAGCGTCTTTTACATCACCCTGAGCATTAGGTAATTTACCTTCAATAACATTAATTGAATCAATGGCATGAACCGTGTCGGTGTGTGAAATAACACATGGGTAATAAAAATCCTGAGGTAAATCACTTCCATCATGTTTTGTGGCATAAACATTGTTATTCGTATCCACAAAATACTCAATGTTATTTTTTTCCAAAAAAGTTGTGATGAAGTCCACCATTAATCCTTCGTTGTAAGTTACGGTGGGTACGCTTAGAACCTGTTTTAGAAAATTTAAGTCTGACATTATAAAATAATTTCCACAAATATAGGAAAAAATTTTCTAATCCTCATGAAAAATACTAAATAATTCTGGTTGATATAAAAATTTATTAAAGTTTTCTTCAGAAAAAGAATGGGTTTTACCCCAAACTGACTTATCTTTTAGATTTAAATCAACTACTATCGATAATGTATCTTGGTTAATTTTTTTTATTCTAAAAATAATATTATCATCTTTAGGAGTTGAATACCAAGTATTTAGTTTATATTTTGATGTAATTTCTTCGTATAATTTAAAATATCCTTGCAAATTCTCGTCTTCAGATAGAGTATCAAATATTTTATCTAATTGAGTTTCAAATTCATTATTGAGCATATCTGTATCTACCTTACCTTCGTATTCATAATAATTTTCACCCCATCCTCCAATATTTTCTCCTCTACCAGGTTTTAAAACAATTTCTAATAAAGTTTTTAAATCGGCATACCTATTTCCTGTTATTGAATACAAATAAATTAAATCTGAAATAGCAATTGATAACCTATCGTATTTTCTAACCAGAGTGAATTCTTTACTTTTTAAGTACGTTTCAATCTCATGAGTAATTTCAGTTCTGGCATGTTCAGATGATTTTTCGTTAAATTCATCAATATATGCCCAATTCATCCTATCAAGTTGACTATCAAAAGGTTCATCTAATTTTTTATAAAGTTCACCCATAAAACTTTCGGAATTTGTATCAAATTCCCTATCGGGCATAACAATTTGTGAGATTTCTCTTAACTTATTTGTATTTGAATCGTTAAACCAACGAAAAATTCCATATCCTTCTTTGTTATCCTCCCACATTCTATCTGAATCTGTGAATTCATAATCTCTTGACTCTATGATATTAAGGAACCAAATATCATCATCATTAAAATCCAATATTTTATATAAGTCCTCATCTTCTTCAAATCTTAATACTATTGTTGAATCACCAGGACTTTTTCTATTTTGTATTACGTCATAAATTAAATCATCAGAATTTACTAATGTAGTTACGTCTATATTTCCTTTTGCATATTGTCTAAGTTTTTTGAAAACATCGCTACCTGTGATATCATTTAAAACTTTTCTTGCGGTAGGGGCTAATTTGAATAAGTTATCAATATCATTTTTTGAAAGTCCTGTATCACCATCTTTGGTTCTATAAAAACTATCTTTTTCATTAGTTTTTTTATTAATTATATAATATATTTTACCACCAGACGCTAATTTTCTTTCAAAATCTTTAGTACCCTGATAACCATCATAATGCCATGGGGTATTTTTTCCATAATAACTATTAGCCTCAATTGTTAAAGGACTAACAATTAAAACATTATCGTCTTCAAAAAGTTTTTCAACTTGGTCTTTAGGGTCTTGAATTTGTTCCTCATCCATAATGAAATAAATACTTTTAAATTTGTTTATGTATTTATCTATTCTTACCTTTGTAATGTTCTTTGAAAATATGGGGGTGACAGGTATTGATTTCAGGTATCAGGGATAAGTCGCAAGTAGTCGGATGTCACATACGACTTTAATCATTGGTGGTAAAGATAACAGGCAAAACTTTTGCTAAAATGGCTGCTCTTGGTTTGACCAGAGAAGCTGTTGTTGTTGCTGCATAATTGTAGAGAACAACTACGAGTCGGTTAGGACATATACTCAGGAACAGGAGTCCGTTATGGGGGTCACAGGTCAGAGCTCCCTTAAATAATTCTGAGACCAAGTTATTTGTAGATTTGTTTCTCACTTACATCAAATCTAATATTTCGGAACATTTAGAACAAATGTTGAACTAAACTTGTAGTGACTTATTGCTGAACAGGAAAGACGCGGGTTAAATCGAGCCCCTTTCAGTAGGAATACTGATTGAAAAATCGGATGAATTCAGGGAAAACTCCAATTACGGAACAATCCTGAGCCAAGCTTCGTAGGAAGAAGAAGGTGCAGAGACTAATGGGTGATAGACGCTTCTATCGTAAAACCATCAAGAGCGTCCGACATCTAAAAAAGATGATGAGATAGTCCAAAAATGTCGATTCCCGCCACCTCCACTTAACTAAAACCCCCTTAATTGGGGGTTTTTTTATATTCAACAATAATTTGGAGTAGTTCCTCAACCATTTCATCCGACATAGTATTTTTCATCCAATTCATTGCTCTTGACACCCACCTAATATTTCCTTTAATATATCCTTTAGAATTATCAATTCTATCTAAAGATGCCGTATATATTGGATTTTTATTTATTTTAGTGTAAGATGATAAATTTAATTTAACTCCACTAAATTCACAAATACCATCTTGTTTTTTCCATTGTTCATTTAAATCATCAATAGTTACGTCAATATCATGATACCTTTTTTTCATATTTCTATAATGGTATCTAAACTTAGTATATCCGTCTAAGCGGTTACTTGAATGTTGTGAAATGTCATAATTATTTTTTCTGTCACCAAAATTTTTAGCATTATTTTTTCCGACACAAGTTCTACTACAAAAATTAGGTCTATTTAATTTTTCATTTCTTCTAATTTCCGTCAATGGTTTTTCAAACTCAATACCACAATTTTTACAGGTACATTTACCCATTTTATGTTTTATTTTCCTTTTGTTCATATTTATAAATATATGGAGATGATAAAAAAAATATGGAGGTGGTTAGTTTTTTTAAAAATATTTATTATCTTTGTATTCTAAACAGACAACGACGGTGGTGGAACCCCACGGTATATGAATCCCAAATAGGCCGTCTTGATTCGCGATATTAAAGCGGTGAGGGTAGAGTCATTATAAGTACCGGGAGTAATTAACCCATTTACGAAAATATGACCGCCGAGTAAAATTGGTTATGATGTACAAACGGGTACGAAAAGTCTGTTTTTTTTATTTTGGCCTCGTCGTCTAATGGTTAGGACGCTACCCTTTCACGGTAGAGATTTCGGTTCGACTCCGTGCAAGGCTACATGAAGTTAATATTGATTTTTCTTTTGTCGGTGATTACACCGGTAAAAGACAGTGCAACGCATTTAGGAGTATATAATGAAATACTTGAGCAGGGTCTTGAATTTCCTGATATTGTATTTGCTCAAGCGGTTCTTGAGTCGGGTGGATTTACCAGTAGGTTAACCCAAAAAAATAACAATATTTTTGGTATGCGAAATCCTATGAAAAGAACAACAACTTCTGTTGGTTCTTTTCATGGATACGCAATTTACAACTCTTGGAGGGAAAGTATTGAAGATTATTATTTGTTCCAAAAAATGTTGTTTTCAACTCATAAATTTACAAGGGCATCATATTTGAACTATTTAGACAAATACTATTCAACAACTAAGGGTTATAAAAATATGGTGTTAAAAATTATTAAAAGTAATAAAACTTTATTATATCCTCCTCCGTCAGATAGAAATGATGGGTCGCTAAATAATAGTTTTGTAACACCATAATTTAATAATTTATTAAAACGAAAGTCGGTTTCATTCCATATTTATCAGAATGAAAATCAATGAGTTATTAACTATTGTAATACCTTGTAAAAATGAATCTGAAGTCATAAGTACTACTTTGGATTTACTTAACAAACAAAAACATATCTCAAATACAAGAGTTATTATCTGTGATAACTCTACCGTTAACACAAAAGAAGTAGTTCTATCAAAAAAATACGAAAATATTAATATAGAATTTACTCAAGGAGGTGTTCCGTCTATTGCAAGGAATAACGGAGCAATTTTATCAGAAACAAAATATATCTTATTTTTAGATGCTGATATATTTTTAACAGATACCAATACAACACATAATATTTTAAAAATAATTGAGGGTGGTGATTTAGAGTTAGTAACTGCTAAATTTAGATGTAGAGGAAAATATTCATACGTATATCCAATATTTGAGTTTTTTAGAGATTGGACTATGAATCATTTTCCATTTGTTTTAGGTGGATTTATGTTGTTTAATAGAAACAAGTTTTTTGAGCTTGGTGGATTCAATTCTAAAGTTCTATTTGCCGAGGACTATGATTTAAGTAGTAAAATACATCCTGATAAAATTTTCATTTCTAATCATAAAGTTTATACAACAGATAGAAGATTAAAGAAAAAAGGTCTTTTATATATGATTAAAATGATGTTTCTTTCTATGTTAAATAAAAATAATCCTGCCTTCTTTGAAAAAGACCACAATTATTGGAAATGAAAAAATATCAATATGTTATTGTTTCTGATTTACATTTAGGAACTAAGGATAGTAAATGTAATGAGTTTTTAGAGTTTTTAGAACAACATCCGTGCGATACTTTAGTATTGAATGGTGATATAGTTGATGCTTGGGCATTAAATAGGGGTAGCAAGTGGAAGAAAAAACACACCAAAGTAATTTCTAAAATTTTAACAATGTCAAATGACACAAATGTTATTTGGATTAGAGGAAATCATGATGAATTTTTATCTGAATTTATTGATACCTCATTTGGAAATATACAATTTAAAGAAAACTTTATTCTGAAAACCCAAGAATGGAAAACCAGAGATGTTTTTATCAGTAGAAATTTTTATGTTTTTCATGGAGATGTTATTGATGTTTTTATAACAAAATATAAGTGGTTATCAAGAATAGGTTCAATAGGATACGATATGGCTCTTTGGTTAAATAGAGTGTATAACAAATACAGGGCGTGGAGGGGTTTATCTTATCAATCAATTTCACAAAAAATTAAAGAGGGAGTAAAAACCGCAACTTTATATATTAACGACTTTGAAACTACTGCCATCAATATGGCCGAGAAAGCTGGATGTGAAGGTGTTATTTGTGGACATATTCATCAACCTGCAGATAGAATGATTAACAATAAAAGGTATTTAAATTCAGGTGATTGGGTTGAGAATATGACCGCACTTGTTGTTGATAATAATGGACAAATAGAATTAAAAAAATATGAAACTAATAGAATTACTACTGAATTGGAACACAGGAAAGAAGATTAATTTTGAAAGAGATATTATTTGGTCATTAATCATATCCATATCTCTTTTATTGTTGTGTAATTTACATTTATAATTTCAATATATTTATAATATATGAAAATAATTATAACCGAATCACAACTAAAAAAATTAAATTTAGAAGAATTTGCGAAGAAAAGATTTTCTGGTGCTGAAAAAATTGCTAATACCGCAAAAGAGAAAGGTGGACCTTCAATACTAACATATCAACACTTTGTTGTGAAATTACCATATTATAAAAAAGCTGGTGAGGGTAAATTTGATGAAAATAAATCTATTGAAGAGTTTAAAAAAACATTAAATTCTATCTCACTTGATATGACACAAAAAGAGTTTCAAACTGAAGTGGGGAGATTAGAAGTTTTAGGTGAATTAATTATAAAGAACAAAAAATAATAAAAATCATATAATTTAAAACCCTCACTTCGGTGGGGTTTTTTTGTTACAAATTTTTACTATATTTGTTACAAATGGATATAAATAAAATACTGATTGGAATATTTTTTGCCTTATTAGGACAAATAGGTTCCTTTATACAATTACAGGTTGCAATAAAGTATAATTGGTATGAAAAATATTTATGGGTAATACTTTTTAGTAGTATTTTTACAAGTTGGTTATATATTAAATCAGTTAGTTTTATTGCGGATGGGTTTGGTGGTCAGATATGGCCAGGAAGGTTGTTAGGATTTTCAATTGGTATGGTTGTGTTTACATTTATGTCCGTTATTTTATTTAAAGAAAGTTTTACTATTAAAACAATTATTTGTTTATCTTTAAGTTTTTGTATATTGTTGATACAATTATTTTGGAAATAATGGTCTCGTAGTTCAACGGATAGAACGGGTGACTTCTAATCTCCAGATTCAAGTTCGATTCTTGACGAGACCACATAAAAGGGAGAGTAATCTCCCTTTTCGCATATTTATATCATATGAAATTCATGACCATTTTATTAAGGGAGGGAAGAAAAGAAGACCTCATGAAAAAATACGAATCAAAATTCTCAGATGAGGGTCTTAGTAACGTTTTTGCGGACCAATTCATTAAGCAAACTAACTACAAATACGCCGATTTTATTTTAAAAAATTTAAATTCTAATTATTCATTTAGAGAACTTGAAGAGGTAATTGAGGCATTACAAAAGTTTGATAAAGTACAAAACAATTTAGAAAAAAAAGACATAAATGATTATACAGGATTTTTTGATTTGATTTCAAGAATTAGTGAATACACTAGAAACAAAGAGAAACCAAAATCAAAAAAAATATACGAAGATGATAAATTTGTTGTTGTTGAACCTCAAAACTTTGCGGCATCTTGTAAATACGGTTCAAAAACAAGATGGTGTACAACAAATAAAAATAACGATGATTACTTTAACAGGTATACTTCAGGTAATCAAGGTCTTTACTATGTAATTTCAAAAAAAGATATGGATGAAAATCTATATAAAATTGCAATTCACATTAGTAATCAAGGTGAGGAAACATTCTACGATGCTGCCGATAGCACTTTAAGTAGTAGAGAAAAAGTATTTTTTAAAAATGCATATTCTGAAATGTGGAAAACTATTAAAGAATATCACGATGATGCTCATCCAGATGAAACAGTCGATAAAATAAAACAATCACTTACAACAAACGATGTTTTTACTGAAAGTATTATAATTTCTGATGTTATAATAACGACAACAATAAACGGATTTGAACTTATGGACCATTATGAAAACACCTTCATAGTTCATTCTGGTTTGAAGATATATGAAAGAAAAGAAAAACAACAAGGTTTGTTGGATGAATATTTAATTATTATTAGTGCTAATTTAAGAAAAAGAGATTCGTCATACGGTTTAGAGATTAATTATAACTTTGGTGACGTTGGTTCAGAATTTAAAGTTGATTTAGGTTTTGATGGTTTTGGGGGTAGTTTTAATGTTATTGTACATCACACAACTAATATTAGTTCTACAATAGCAACTTACATCTTAAATTCTGTTAGACGAATCTTAGAAAATAATTCAATTCTTTTACAACATATTCATAAGACACCCGTATGGACACCTGATAGACTCCATTACGGATATACTTTTGAAAAAAATAAAGGTTTGATTAAAAAGTTAGTTGATTGGTTAGATGAAGGAAAAATTGGAACAAAGTTAGATTTTCTTGTTGAGATTGGTAAACTTGAAGGAAAGGTTTCAGAGAATGGTTCAGTTTGGTACTCCCAACAAGGTATGAATAATTGGCATCAATCCTCAAAATGGAGAGGTCATTTTTCATCCTTTTTTGCATCAGCAAAAAATGCTGGCATTTTGAAATATAGAAAAATAGGAAACCAATTTTTTTTAATGAAAGGACCTAATTTTGAAGCATATAAAAACGGTGAACTTAAAGCACTTTAAGGTTTGTTAGATAACTTGCGAAAGTAGAAATAAAGACCAAAAAAGAATCCCGCAATACAATACAAAACGAAGTTGGCTTTCCATAAACTTCCTGTCCATAATATTATAGAATATTGAACGGCATCGAACCCGAATGGGTTGAAAAATAGTGCTAACATTAGAAATATTTGTGACAGGTTGTCTTGAAACGTTCTCTGCCACGTAAACTTGTTTTTCTCCATCTTCCATCTGTGTGGGTTTAAAATTTATGTCCTAAGACTTTTGGTGTTTTAATAATAAATATCTACTTTTGTGTTATGAAAATTCTATTTTTAGACCATGACGGAGTAATCTGTTTATCAACAGAATGGGGTGGTCGTTATAAAAAACAAAAAAAATGGGGCGGTAGAAAATTGTCTATGTCTAATGGAGAAATTCCACTTGAATATAGGTTTGATAACTTTAACAAAAAAGCGGTAAAAGTTTTAAATGAGATTTTAGAAGAAACTGGAGCTGAGATTGTTGTTAGTTCTGATTGGAAACTTCATTGTAATCTTGAAGAAATGGGTGAATACTATGAATCACAAGGAATTATAAAAAAACCTATTTCGTTTACTCTTAAATCGTATGAATGTAAGTGGTATGACAATAATGTGTTTCCTTGGGAAAGACAATGGGATTTAGAACAATCTAGGTCTATTGAAATTAAACAATATTTAGTTGACCATCCTGAGATAACAAATTGGGTGGCTGTAGATGATTTAAACATGGGTAAAACGGGTTTATATTACTCTATGGAGTTCGAACATGAGTGGGGATTAGATAACTTTGTATTGACCGAAAAAGATAATGAGGGGATTAAACAAACAGGAATTAAAGAATCTATTCTAAAATATTTAAATAAAAAAGATGAGTAAAATAAATATTGAAAAAATTTTGGAAGAAGAGGGAAATGTTCGTAGATTTGTAGGAGTGGCACCTGAAGGTTTTGTCTTGGTACACGAAAAAACCTTACAAGACCTTCAGGATTTTGAAATATGGAGAGAGTGGAAAAATGGTCTTAAAAGTATCGAGGAGATGAACAAATTAAATTTTCAAGATACTTAATAAAAACAAGCCCTTTAAGCATTGCAGGCGATGCGCATGACTTGTAATCATGATAACTCGGTTCGATTCCGGGCGGGGGCTCATAAAATCCGTTAGTATAGTATGTTAGTGATTTTGCAAACCAAGGTAGAACTTGACCCGGAACCACAAGAAGATTCCCAAGAAGATTGGGAATTAGGAGACATTATCTATTTTTAACGTGTAGTGGTCATACAAGTGTAACTGCCTGCAGCAGTGAAAGGAAGTCGACTCCAAGGGTTGTTCCCACTTGTCCCTGACCACTTTTTTTATTTATAACATATTTATATTCATGATAAATGAAATAAATAATATACTTTCAATATATAATTCAATTTTAGAAAATAAAAAGATAATTACTTTAAATGAGATTAAACCAATCACATTAAATACTGTTAGATATAAAAATGTATTTTACGACACTAAAGCGGCTTCAGATTCGGTTAATAAGGCACTTTTAGATGATTTACAAACTGCCGCAGCTAAAGCTGGTGTAACTGTTACAATAACAACCGCATCAACAGGTCACAACACTAGAACAACATCAGGAGCTGAAAGCCGACATGGACAAAAAACCGCTGTTGATATTGGAAAAATAAATAACCAAGATTCTGGAGATGCAACTAGTCCATCAAATGGAAACGCTCAATTTAGAGATTTAGGTAATAAATTAAAAGATATCTTAGTCTCTATGAGATATTCTCTGAACTCTGAGAGGGGAAACGATAAAGCCGTTATATGGCAAACAAATGTAGATGGAAACCATTACAATCATCTACACGTTTCAAATACAACAGATAGTACATCTACGGGTACCACATCCACAAATAATACAACATCGGATACTACATCGTTTACACCAAAAGTAATTAACCCTAACCAAACATATTATCAACCAAAATTAATTGACCCTAACCAAACTTATTACCAAAGTTCAGTAAAAACGGAAAGTTATGACATAATATTTGAAGAAAAAATTTATGGTGGTTTTGGAAATGGAGTTTCAAGTAATGGTTATGTCCTTGTAATACCAAAAGATAAGAATTCTAAAATTAAATCACCCGTAGATGGGGTAATAACAAAACAAGGATTTTCTTATGGTTGTAAAAACAAAATAAATATTACACACGAAATTGATGGTAAAAATTTTTATTTAGAATATTGTGGATTAAAAAATACAAAAGATAGTGGTGATGTTTTTAAAGGCGAAATGATTGGTGAAATTGGTGATGATGATGTAACTGTTACTTTGTATAATTCATCAAAAGAAAGAAGTAGAATTGATTATTATAGAGAAAAAGAATATTCGGGTGATAATAAAAAATATTCAAGAGACGGTAAAAAAGGTTCTTATAAAAGAAAAACCATTATTGACCCTAATAAAGTGTATTATCCAAGTAAAATACCGGATGCTAATGCTGTATATTTTCCATCTCGTGAAATAAATCCTAATGCCGTATATTATCCAGCCAATTTTAAAGAAGAATATAAAATACAAAAAGATATCAACAAAATTAGAAAACTATTAAAATAAAAAAACCCATCTTAGGATGGGTTTTAAATTTCTTTTTAGTAATTAAAAATTACTGAGTAACTACAGTATCAACAGATACTGAATCTACCACTGTTGAATCAACAATTACAGTATCTACAACTACAGTTGAGTCTACATTTGAATTTGTGGAACTATCTCCACCACATGATACCAATGATACAATTGCAAGGAAAGCGACTAATTTTTTCATAATTATGTTTTTATATAAAGTAAATATACTGAGAAAATCCCATTTAGTCAAATATTATTTTAAAAATCTTAATTTGTACAATGTGGAGTATATTAATTCTTGAACAGTATCAATTTGATTTTGAATAAATGACTCTTTAACATTTTTTCTAACCTTTTCAATCATAGTATCTAATGATTTGAAATAGTTAATTACTTGGTCAAGACTTTTATAATCCTCAGTTTTCACAGAATCATAATTTTTAATAATTTCGTATTTACCTTGGTAACTTTCAATAATTCCATCAACTAAACCATCAATTTCTTCATAATATTTTTGTAATGCTTTATGTTCAGAAAATGATTTAGTTTGTAAATGAAATATGTGTACTTGAGTTTGTGAATGCAATAAAACTGAGACCATATTTTTGAAACCCGAATTACTTTTAATTTCAATTTTATTTTCCTCCTCATTTAAGTACATTGCCTTAAATAATTGTTCTTTAGTTAATGTTAATTTTTCCATATTGATAAATATGCGGCAAATCAAAAATGGTGTGAATAGCGGGACTCGAACCCGCAACAACTAGCGCCACAAGCTAGTGCTCTACCAATTAAGCTATATCCACCATATGAGGTCCTATTAGGATTTGAACCCAAATTTCTTCGTCCGTATCGAAGTGTATTAATCCATTATACTATAAGACCAAACTAACACCCTAATTTATCCAACTTACAGGTATTATGGCTGTCCCTAAGAAAGAGTTTAGCATTTTTGATGAAGGTGTGTTAATACAACCAACTCTCTATCATACAGGTTAGGAATAGACTTTTGTAGATACAATCTAACGGCAGTCAACCGTACCCTTTACCGCCCCACTCAGGGTGAACTGACCCATATGGTTATCACACCATTTCTCATCGTTCAGGATTGAACTATCCGTTGATTAGACGGAACGTGTAGTCAGGACAGGATTTGAACCTGTATGTTAGCTTTACCTTATCGTTGACTAACCGCACCTTCTAGCGAGCGTCTACCAAGTTACATTGACCCCGTAGTGGATTTTAACCACATTATTTTTACGTCTAGAACGGGTTAATAACATTCCGCCACCTGACTATGTTTAAAGAGCTTAGGTACTCTTCGTGATAGGGGTGCTATCTTCGCCCTAAACCACCATTCATAAGGTCTGTGTCCCTCAATGGTTCTCGTCAGTTCTATTCACAGCAATAGACGAGAGTCTGTAGTCAGGACAGGATTCGAACCTGCAACGCTTCCGCACTCCTGCGTTGATGCCTTTTTTGTTTAATGTGAGGTTCGACCTACCTCATTGCAGTTTTTCATCGTATACCAATTCCGCCACCTGACCATATAGTGGATGAAAAAAACCTATTTTCCTTTCGGCCGTCCACAAAGGCCCACTTGAGCGGATTATCGGGCTCGAACCGACCCTATTTCACATTGGAAGTGTGATGCCATACCAACTAGGCGAAATCCGCATTTGTGGGTATATATTCATCACATATTCATGGGTTCCCACCACCCCTTGAGCGGAAGACCAGGCTCGAACTGGCCACCCCAACCTTGGCAAGGTTGTGCTCTACCGAATGAGCTACTTCCGCATGTCCCCATCATGAGATTGATGATGAGTAGATTTTAACGGGTTTCTCTGACTGTTCGAGAACCATATCCCCTATATCTGTTTGATAACCCATATAGTTACCTCATGAATTAGGTCTTTTTCATTAGTGTCTTACCACATAAAAACCTGTCAACCTTTACTGGGCGAGGATAGGTTTATCAACGTTATTCCCATGAGTAGTCATTTACGACTGATACTACCAAACATCTACCCATTGTTTAAGTCTTGGATTAAAGACTCTGAGTATCTCTTACTCACTGCGGTCTATCACGGATTCGAACCGAGAGTCTTCGCATCGACAGTGCGACATGTTAGCCCTTACACCAATAGACCAAAATCAAATTTTTTAATTTCTTTAGAATATATCAAAATAATGTTATCTACTGACAATAATTTTTTTTCCAAATTTACATCTTTTTCACCATATAATTTTCCTTTTATTTCAACCCATTTATTACTTTTTTTTATATAAAAATCAGGATAATATTTATGTTTTTTACCATCAACCCCTATGTATTCAAAGTATATTATATTGTTTTTTTCCCAAGCAATATTATGTTCATCACATTTTATGGCAAATTCTTTTTCAGAGCCAGAATCCATACAAACCCCTTTATAAAAACATTTGTGTTTTACAGTTGAATTTTCCCTATATCCCCCAGATGACTTCAACCAGCATTCTTTGTGATATTTTCTTGATTTCCATCTAGTGTGAACTATTAGTTCTTGACAATGTAGACACATAGTTTTTATTGTGGCCTTTTCATGATTTAATAAACCTATTTTTTTATTTGCAATTTTTACTTTATCTGAATTTTTTGCTGAAATAGATTTTTTAATTTTGTCATTTTCTGTCCAACTTCTACTGTTTCTACACTCTAAACTACAATAATTTATGAGGCCCTTTTTTGGTTCAAATTCTCTATTACATTTTACACAATGTTTCATAACTAAGTCTTTACATATAAATATGTAAGTTGAACCCTAAAACTATACTTTGTATAGTTTTATTTTTTTATCTCCGTATTTAAAGCTGCTTCGGTAGGATTCGAACCTACGATGGTTTTTACACACCAGATTAACAGTCTGGACCGTTCGGCCACTACGGCAACGAAGCAATTCAAAGAACTAATTGTTGAGTATCTATACTCAAACCGCGGATAACTCAAAATAAACAATACTTCCAAAAGTTAGGAAAGGAGAAGATGGTCGAGTGGACAACTCCTTTTACGATTGGCATTACTTGATGATTTCAACTCCGAGAATCTCCAACCTCCATCATCAGGTTGCGATATCCCATTCCCCAATCAACCTTTTGCACGTATGGTAGGATTCGAACCCACGTTAGGACTTTCGTCCGTACAGTTTTGGAGACTGTTGCCTAAACCTCTCGGCCACACACGTATTTTTGAGGTCGGACCCAGATTTGAACTGGGGTAGGAAGTTTTGCAGACTTCAGCCTAACCACTCGGCCACCCGACCATTATTTTAATGAGTTCCATTTGTTAATGAAATCCCATGTCTTATTCCCGTAATGAAATCTTCAATCTCACCCTCAGTCATATTTTTATATCTAAGTCCAACCATATTCCCAATTTCATTACCACAATCACTGAAATCACCTTCATACTCCATTGAACGACTATATTCTAATAAGCTTAGTGCAATCCAAGATAAATCATCACTATTAAATGTTCTCTCCATAATATCTATTTTTTTATCTCACCATATCCAAACTGATGTTTTCATTTCTCATCAGCTCATGCAACATTTCCCTAACTTCCTCATATGCATCATATTTGTCTTGTGGCAAGCTATCAGGGGCATATTTGGTTTTAGACCTGAGGTCTTGGTCCAACTCATACAATACAGACCAAAATTTCATAGCATTACTAGCCATTTCAAAATCTTGTTGGTCATCAGGTAAGTTAAATTCAAGTATTGCTTTCATCTTTTAATATTTTAGCTCGTTTTTTTGGAACCTTTACTTCATAAGACCCTGCAAATGATGAAAAAATTCCGATATAATTTTTCTTTGTCTCTCTCACATGTTGTAGTACTGAACCTTCGTAAAGATACGGACATATATCCGTACTATCAAATTTTATTTCTACTTTCATATTTTATTTTTTGTTGTTAAGGTCGGACTCGAACCGACAACGTGGTCTCGTAAAGAGAATCATAACCTTTTTGACTTACCGAGCTTGAGCCCGCTTACATATCCACTACCTAACATCCTGTTCTTATGTTACAACCAACGGTTTTTAAAAAGGAACGGACCTTTGTGGTAATCGTTGGTTACGCTCCAACTCTTCTAGATTTTCAGTCTAGCGCTTCTACTAAGTTAGCTTGATTACCAAATGTTGTCTCGGTCGGAATCGAACCGACGACATCTATCGTATCAGAATAGAACTCTACCACTGAGCTACGAGACAATTGTTTTACAAATTTACAACCAATATTTCAAAGAACCAAAAAAAAAACCCCGAACTCATTTCTGTAGTCCGGGGTTATGTATATAAGTCTTCAGGAACTTAACTAACTAATGATGAACTACGTTTGAGCATATTGCGAAACCAACAACCAAATTGTTGTTTATTAATGACAATATGTTTCACTCTGTTGTTCATGTTATAATAAATAGTCTAAAAAATATAAAAAGTCAAGTGTACCAGGAGCGGGATTCGAACCCGCACGGACTTTTTCTGTCCAAAGGATTTTAAGTCCTCCTCGGCTACCTTTACGACACCCTGGTATCTATACAATACAAATGTAATATTATTCTTTTGGTTTTCCAAAATAAACTGATAAAATGTTTTCGGTTTCTTCAGTCAATTCATTGTAAGTAAGCTCTAACTCAATTGTATTTTTTCGTGTATCAAAAACAAAGTAACCTTGAGACCCCTCATTAATTTCCCAACCTCCGTAATTGTTTTCTAGCACCTCATAACACCAATCTTCAATATTTGCAGGAACTCTTCCACCATCAACAAACGACGATTCAATATAACCACTATCACCACCACCACTATAGTCTAATTGTAATATACCATTACTATCAGGTCTTGCACCAGATTCTCTTATTTCATCCATAAGTCTTTTAACTAATTCAGTATCTTCAGTATCATCACCCCAAGTTAAACCACGGCTATCCCCAGGTTGTTCATAACCCCAATGACGAGTAACCTCTAACATAGAACTATCTGCAATTATTTCAATTTCTATGTTGTCATAATTAACATCATCCTCATCCAAATAATCAACTTTTGACAGTACCCTTTCAATTATTTCACCCAAATAATGTTTAAAAAAGTTAGGTACTTCAACACCCCAATGATTACTAAAATTTCCCACATTATTAAGAGCTCTTTGAGGGTCATGATAAAAGTCATTTACTATTTCAATAATTCCAGAATTAATATTGTTTGATTTAATGTATTTTGCAACCTTGCGAAGCACCACTTTATCTTCTTCTGACATAAAATTTTTTTCCATAGTAATAAATATAGTATTTAATCTTCAAATTCAAGTTTAACAGTCCTCATCATCCATTGGGGTCTCTGATTTTTTGTAATATTCTCTACCCATTCTTTTGCGGAAGGAATGTAATTGTAACAATCTTCTTTTACATGTTGTTCTCCTACATATCTAGTGTATACGGTCTTTCCATCAGAGTTTTTAAACTCAGTCCCAAACCTTTTTTCCATTTCAAAAATGCCTTCACTATGATGTCTAAACATTCTATGAAGTGAATCACCAAACCAAGCCTTTGTTTCGTCTAACCACTCATGTAAATGGATATAATCTTCAGGTTTTCCACCAAATTTTTTAACAGATGATTTTGCATGAATGTTTGGATGTGCCATAATTTTATTTGTAAATGTCAACGTTATAGTGTGATTCTATTAAAAACTACGTTACAAATATAAATAAATTATTTGAAAAAAATCAACAATAAGAATCTTCATTGTGTTTTTTATCCTCTTTCTGTTTTTCAGGTTTGTTTTTAATTAAATGACCTTTTGAGTTATATATTTTAACTTGACCATTATACTTTTCTGACTCTTTTACAGCATCTTCCTCACAACTAAACATTTTTTCTGCAATGGAAAAAATCCCTCTCTTCCATTCAACAAACTTAACTTTAAATGATTTTTCGTTTTTCATAATTTTCAGCTAAAATACTTCAGCCATATTTTTTTGGATTTATTTGTATATCTATTTAATAAATATTGATTGGACTCAACATTTTTTTTAGATTTCCTATTTGTTAGTAACAATTTTTCATAAATAATTTCAGTTTCTGTTGCAGGTGCTGCAAATTTTTGTTCTATCCAAGGTATTTCTACGGAACCAACCAAAGGAACTCCTTGACTTATTAAATCGGCTCCGACAATATTGAAAGTCTCAGAGAATGAAACTTGCATACCTATGTCTATTTGAGCACAAATCTTTAAAAACTCTTCTCTTGGTGTCCATTCATGTTTAACAAGTTGATGTCCTCTATCTGAAACATGCAAAAATAAGGCTTTCAAATTGTTCATGACAGGTTCTCCTTTCATTTCAATTCTACCTCCATTGATGTGAAACTTTAATTTTTTACCAATTTTTTCTGCAAATTTTATTGCGGCTATTGCTTGAATTATGTGATTTTTTAAAGGTCTGATTGCCCCAAAACAAGAAATGTTAACATATTCACTATCTAATTCATATTTTTTACGAATAACCGCTTCAGGATAATAATTAGGAAGGTATATTATTTTTTCATCTACTTGGGAATCACTCCAACCTGTTGATGATTTGATAAAATATTTAACTTCGTCTAATGCTCTTGGGGCATTAACACCAATAATAAGGTTTTCAAAATTAACATAGTCTCCAATCCAATCAATCGCCATTCCTTCATTTGCCAAGAATGGCATTTCACTATGTAAACGAATCACCCATTTAACATTTGGGTGTAATTCAGTTAAAACATTAAACTTTGTTGGAACAACCCACAGAGCCTCAATAATTACATGTGTTGGTTTATACTTTGTTACTTCTCTGTCAATATCATTGTTATCAGTAACAACAACTAAATTTGATTCAAATCCTGCATCAACTAACATATTATTCATGAAAGATGCAGAATTATATAAGCCAGTACTTAAACCGACATGGGAATGTTTATCAGGATTATAATCCTCTCTTCTTTTTAAAATGAAGAGTATTTTGTTTTTTTTCATGTAATAAAAAAGGGGTTTATTATATAAATAATAATAAACCCCTTGAAACTAAACGATTAATTTAAAATTAATTATTTTTTTATGTAAAGAACAATCGTGTCTATATTTTTGCTCACTTTACCTACAGAATAATTAATCCTACTAATACCATTTTTAATTGTAACAATAGAATCCATAACCATTTCATTATTAAGGAGACTCTCATCTAGTTTTTGATTAATTAACTCTAAATTACTTCCAATTGAAGATTGATTTACTAATACGGTGTCCACTTTGTTTGTAACCGTATTTATACCACTCATTTCTTTTTTTGAATTAAAATTTAATAAATAATATCCTGACGACATTATAACCAAAGATGACACGGTAATTGTTAGTACTAAAAACATTCTTGAAACCGAACGGTCTATTTTATTCAACTCGTTTTGATAATGATTGTATGACATTTTTAAAAAAATTTAGTGGACTCTACAGGACTTGAACCTGTATGTAACCAATTACGGTTTCTACTCGTTATGAGCGAGAGCCGATAAGAGTCCTAAAGGATTATTTTTTATTTGATTTATTTCATTTAACTTGAACACAACTAAATTAGGAATATTTTTCCATTTTTCCAAATCTCTTTCTGTTTCATATCCTTTTACTTCTATATAAATGTTAAAATCAGGTAGATAAAAATCAGGATAATATTTCCTATTTCCATTCCAAACGTAATCAAAACACTTTGTTTCGTGTTCCCAAACAATATGATTATTATCTAACCATTTTGCAACCAAAACTTCCCAACTACCTTTTAATTTAATACCTTTATAATCAATATTCTTAACTCTCCCAACTACATTATTTTTAGTATAACTTTCCGGATATTTCTGAACCGCCAACTTCATTATTTCTGACCATCTAATTTTTTGTTCTTCAGAATATTTGATACCTTTTTTTTTCTGAGATATTTTTTTCTTTGTTTCTTCTGAAACTATTGGTTTTGGTAAGCCTAATTTTTCGGATTTAATATATTGATTAGTACCTTTTAGTTTTAACTCCTTTCGTTTAATATTGTAATTTATTAAATTACTTACCATAATTTGTCTGTTAGTATTAAAATTACATAACCTCTCGTGGTTTATCAAACTATTACGATTTTTGCAAGATTTTTCACAATATTTACATTCCATATATTTTTATTTATAAATATATTATTATATAGTTTTATTGAGTTTCCTGCTCTAACCGTCTGAGCTACAAGTCCTAATTGATTACAAATGTAATAAACTATTTTGATTTTCCAAAAATATTTTGGATATTTATTGTTATGATAAAATGTAGTCTTTTGGATATGATGATTACGTATGAGAACTTGGTTAATACGAGACGTGGAAAGTCCCGAACCATAAACTATTGTTAAAAGTGATATATTAAAAATTGGGTCGGAATTATCTGACCCTTTTTTTATTCAAAAATAAACTTTATTTTTATCAAAATGGAACAAGTACTTGTATTAAATTTTGACTATAGCCCAATCAATGTAACAACAATACAGAGGGGATTTAACCTTGTTTATAAAGGTAAAGCCGAAATTATTAAATCGGACATGAAAGATATGATTAGTGGGGTTAAGAAATATGTGAGACCAATAGTTATAAGATTATTGACATATATTAAGTTTCATAAAAGAGCGTATAGAGCAAACAGAACAAGGATTTATAAAAGAGATGGATACGAATGTGTTTATTGTGGGTCAAAAAAATCATTAACACTTGACCATGTAATACCTAAATCAAGAGGAGGTGCAAATACTTGGGAAAATCTGGTAACATCTTGTTTCAGTTGTAATCTGAAAAAGGCAAATAGAACTCCTGAAGAAGCCAAAATGAAAATGAACCACATACCATTTGTTCCTACTATTATGAACGATAATTATGTTTTACAAAATGTTTGGGATGACCTCCAAAAGAGTTTTTTTAATTAATTATTTTTTATACCTTTGATAAAATATAAATTATGAATTTGGGAAATGAATTTCAAAGTTATTACACAAAACATCTTGGGAAAAACTCACTTGACCTTCATTATGTTGGAGCTCACATTAAAAACTCAATGACTCCATACATTTTGGAAGAAAGAGAAATGAGAGTAACTCAGATGGATATATTCTCACGTCTCATGAGAGACCGTTTGCTGTGGGTTGCGGGTGAAGTTGATGACAGGATGTCAACTGTTGTTCAGGCTCAGTTAATGTTCTTGGATTCTTCAGACAAAACAGATATCACAATGCATATTGACTCTCCTGGTGGTAGTGTTAAATCAGGATTGTCTATGGTAGATGTAATGCAATATATCGCTTGTGATATTAAAACGGTAAATACGGGTATGGCGGCTTCTATGGGTTCGGTTCTCCTCGGAGCGGGAACCAAAGGAAAACGTAGTTCTCTAAAATATTCTAAAACGATGTTACACCAAAGTTCTGGTGGTACTGGAGGTAACATTCAAGACGCTCGTATCAATATGATTGAGTGGGAAAAAGTAAACAAGATTTTGTTTGACCTTTTGGGTGAATTTTGTGGTAAAACCACAGAACAAGTTATGAATGATGCTCAAAGAGATTTGTGGTTGGATGCTGAAGAAGCTCTTCAATACGGAATTATTGACGAGATTGTTAAAACAAAAAAGAAGGGTAAATAACCCCTCTTTTTAGAATTTAGAACACCCCCTTTTTGTTTTCTAATTTATAGTCAAAGAGCGATTAGCTCTGAGATTTATCATTGTTTTAACTTATCCAAAACATTAGAAGCTTTTGATGAATATTTCTCAAATGAGGAACAAATCATATCACTTATTTTGTCTTCTATTTTATTAATAAATACTTCTTCTCTCATAGTTTCTTCCAAAGAATTTCTAATTTCTGAAAGACTACTAAAATCTTTATCCATTTTTAAGTGGAAAATTAATGTTTCTGATAGAGCCTTTGCAACCATATTGGTCATTTTTTCACAATCTTCAAAAGAATTCCAAACTTCGGATGGATTTTTTGTTAATTGTGAAATTAAATATTTTTTTAAATATGAATCACTCATATTCAAAGTTTTCAAAACTGTATCTATCCAAGGTTTATAAAAAGTTTCAGGTAAAGAATGTACATCATTACCAAAAAGACCTTTAAATGTACTCAATAAATTTTCTTCATTAATGAATCCTTGATTTGATAAAGTTGAAATTTCTTCAAATAGTTCAAAACTAACTTTAACCTTTTTATGTCCTGATAATTTGTTAAAATCATCATTACCTAAAACAAATTTTAATCTTGAATTAATTAAGTTATTTTCAATAATTGAGGAATCTTTTTTTTCTTTTGTTTCAACAATATGTTTCTTAATTAAAGATTTAAATGAAAAATTTTTATTTTTAATGTTTTCTTCAATTAGTTTTTTTCCAAAAAATGATGTTTTATTTTGTTCAGGTATTGTCCATTTTCCTGTTGTACTTGTAAATGTTTCCCCAGTGTCCATTAGTATTGTAAAATCCGAATTTCCATCACATTTCCATGTACCATCTAATTCACTCTTTTTGTCGTCATTAAACACAATTTTAAACGTATAATCAATATTATAGTAAAATATATTTCCACTTGGTTGGGTCATTTTTTTTTGTGTATTGTTAACAGGTTTTGTTTTATATTCATCTTTAACTCCATGTTTTTCTTCTGACTTTTCAATACAAGACCATACTGTTTTGGCTACTGGTGTTGGAGATGGTGTAGGTGTTGGAGAACCTCCTCCATATTTTTTTTCATAAGCAGTGTAATCATTTCCTAAATCTATTCCTCTTTTTTTTAATCTTTCTTTTTGGTTATCATAAAATTGTTTTCTACCTTCCTTTGTACTCATACCATCTTCAAATTGTGATAGAGTCATGAAGTTTGGGAACTTTGCAACTATTGAATACCATAATTTACCAACTTGAAATTTATTCATTTTAATTTTATTTTTTCTTCCAACCTGGAGTATTATTTATTGCATCGTCATCATTAGTCTTTTGTTTTGAATTATTATTTATCCTAACTCCGTGTCTTGATAAAGTTTGTGGTTCTATATTTTTACCAGATTCAAGTTGTTTTATTTCTACATCTATTTTTTCTATTTCCGAATTTATACTATTCATAATTGCTTGATAAATATCACTGAGTTTATATCCATGCCAAAGTTTAGGATAATTTTTTTCATTTCCTCCTTTCAAATAGTTTTCAAATTCTTTCAACATCGCATCTCTACCCTTACCATAAACAGCGGGTTTAAGTGTAAAACCTAAAAGACCTGCAAGCCAACCCGCCGGACTTACCCATCCTAAAGATGGAAATTCAATAGAATGAACTAATCTATAACAAACTACAAAAAACCAGTGCATATTCTCTTCATCATATTCCGAAAGATTATCTTTATTATCAACTAATGATTGGTACAAAAAATTTAAAGCCGATTTAACAAGTGTTAAATAAGCTATTTTTTTTACAAGTTGTCTGGCTAAGTTTCCTGTTGCACCAACAAAACCGTAAGATTTAAAAACCCTCCTTAATAATGGGTAATCTGCAACTCCAGTCAAAAAAAATCTACGAACTATTTCTACTTCTTCTTCGTTCAATTTTTTTCTAAAAGAAGTTTTGAAATATTTATCACTTGCTTTTGTTATAAAGTTGATTGGTGGTACCCTCACAATTAAACTTTTTGTTCCCGCTAATCCACCTGATTTAGCGTCTTTACCAATTGACCAACCTTGTTTAAGTTTTCCCCATTTTGAACTTAAAAATTCAGAACCAGGTATATAATCAGTAATATATACCGTATAATTTTTCAGGTCATTTACGATATATTTTTTAACTATATCATCGGTTTGCGGAAATCTTACTCGAACTATGTTTGGTATTCCGTTAAGAATGACATTTGGTTTTACACCACTTTTAATGTTTTTTTTGATTGCATCTTTGATTAAATTCATATTATTAAATGTCGGTAAATGTTTGGTTAACAATTCTGGTATCAAATAATCCGCGATAGCTTCATTTTGAATTAATCTTTTAATAATTCCGTCCTTTGCGGCCACATCTGCCGGTGTATCTAATTTTATTTTACCACTTGTAATTCCTTCAAGTTTTTCAAGGTCCTTCATAAGGTTTACATCCTTTTGTTTAAACCAAGATTTAAAACCTCTTACTTTAGATATTGACATTATATCTTTCACCATATCATCAGTAATCCCATTAAAAAATCCTGTATTTTCTAATAATAATCCCATCATTTTTTTAATTTTTTCTACTTCTGTAATCAGTTTTTTTTCCATATTTTTTTTTTAAAATGTGATTTTAAATGTTGTGTCATTATGTATGATGGTATCAGGATTTTCAAAAAGTTTTGGTTGTGCTTTTTTTACTTCCCTTAACATAGATTGTTGTATTTCATCTTGATTATTAAAAATCAACTGATACAAATTGACCAATTGGTTTTTATCTCTTTCAGATAAATTTTTTTCGTTTTTATAATTAAGAGCCCTATACATTTTATCATAAGTTATGAAAGTTCCGGCAATCACAACACCCTCTTTTATTCCGTAGATACCTAATTTAGATATACCTCTTAAAATTTTTATAAGTTCTATCAAACTTTTTTTAGGTAATTCAGCAATAAATCTTTTAACAATTTCTTTCGAAGTTTCCTTTGCTAATTTATCCGCAACTGGAGTAATTTCTTTAACCAATTTCTTAGCCATTTCTTGTTCGGCCCTTGATGCGGTTCCAGATGCCACATTCTCAATTAACTCCGTACTACCCTTTGCTCCCAATTTCATAAAAATTTCAGAATTCTTCAAAAGATTAATTAGTACTCCCGTACTTAAAAGACTAAATGATAATATTAAACCAGCCTCAAAATGATGACCCTCTTTCCAATATCCTGTTGCATTTGATACCGCCGCAGCTGTGGATATAAACATTAAAATTGGAGTTGCGGGAGTAGGTACCATCCCTAATATACCACTTGTAACTTCAATAAATGACAACCAATCATGCTTGTTCCAAGTTTTCATCCAGTCAATAGTTTTTACGGCATTTTTAGGTGAAAACCCAATTGTAGGACCACCCAAAAATATTTGTTCGGACATTAAAACTTTTATTCTTTCCGTTTCTTTATATAATAGATAATTTTTGTTCATTTTTTATAAATATTTGTTTTTTTCAAAATTAAACATCATCTTTACATCATGAAAAAAATGACAACAGGTACAATAAAAGTACAATCTTTGAAAGATGGTAAAGTTTTTTCCCGAGCACTACTCAAAGTTTTTAATTCTCAAATCCCAACCGATGAAGAAGATGAAATTGTTTGTAGAGTTTTATCAAGAACAAACTTAATAAATAACAATTTGGATTACGAACTTAAGTTGATTACCAAATCTGATTGGCAAGTCCTCTATTTAGTCCAGTACTCCATTTTTCACCAGCTTTACCAAGCATATTACCTTTACCTCTTTTTATTGAGTATAAATCAGCCCATTTAGGTACACTACTTGCTGATGCTCCACCTGTACTTGCACCTGCTGCGGCGGCGTCTTGCTCATCTACTTCTACTTTTTTAGAAGAGGTATATTTCTCGTATATTAAAATTAACGTGTCTACATTTAGTTCCATGATAATAAATACTTCATATGTTAATAAGGTTCGGATTTTGGTATTGCCTTTGGATTAACTTCATAGTATTCATTTAAAAATGAAATTAAATCATCTTCATCTAGTTCTACAATATCTTCATTATATTCTTCACTATCTTCGTCTTCATCAAATAAAGAGAATGATTCTAATTCATATCCATATTCTTCAACAAGGTTATAATCAATATTATCTATTCTAACATTTTCTTCATCATCTTCTATTGTTCTGAAAGTAACCTCTAAAATATTCTTGTCAGAATTAAGAAAATAATTAACTACTTCTTTGATTTCCATAAACTTTTTTATTAAGAAATATCTTAAAAAAGATGAAAATCCATATATAACAAAAAAATCCCCTAATTTATAGGGGATTTATTTTTAATTTCTTCCTTTCATTCTATTCATCATCTCTAAAATCAGACCTTTTTGTTTATTTACACTTTCTCTGATATCGTCATCAATGTCTAATGAATCTTTGTCAGAAGTAATTTCTTCCCAAGAATCATTATCATCATAATCATCTTCTTCATCTTGATTATAATCTAAAATTGCCAAATCATCATCCTCATCATCAAAGGCAGATTCCATTTGGTCAAATTCTCTTACCGCTCCATTTGATGAAAAATTAAATGGTCTTTCAATTTCAGAATCATCCAAGTCCATATCATCGGCTTTGATTGAATATGTATCTCCACTATCTTTTGGTCCTTTGGATGTGAAAGTATATGCTCTTTCTCTATTATCGTAAGGATTTCCTTGATATGTTTCTTCCATTTCTCCATCCGCCATCATTTTTCTATCGTTATCGCTGTCATCATCCATTCCATCAGGAGCCATATCATCTGACATATGTGGAGCTTCCTGACCTGTCAAATTTTGTAAAGCGTCTGCATCAAAAGCATCATCTTCGTCCAAATCACCCATAAAGTATTCAATAGATTTATTTGGCATCATGTGTGTTGTATTATCTTTTGATTTGAATTTATACATGGTATCACCTCCATGTTTATCTTCAAACTCATCTTCATATTCTAAATCATCGTCAAATTCAGGGTGTTTATATTTATATTTTTTACCTCTTTTAAGCTCACTTGAGCTAAGCTCATCAATTTCACCTTCAACGTAATCAAACTTATTATTTTTGTCTATATCATAAACTTTTTTTAAGTTTTTAACTTGTTGTGTCTCCTCTCCCATTTCTTCTCCCATTCCTCTACCCCCATAACCACATTCCATACATTCACCTTCATATACCATTCCTCCGCACTCAGAACACATTGATTCTTTTTTAACTTGTTCGTTAATACCCATATTCGTGTATCTCTTAACATCGCCTTTATTAGTTACGGTTACACCAACTTTATCGTTAGCAAAATCTTGAGTATAAAGTGGTTGTGTATTTGACACTTGAGGTTGCATGGTTCTGTAACCATCGTATAGAGTTTTATGTTGGTCTAAGATGTTTCTTTTTTCATCGTTAGACATTAATCCTATTGACCATTGTTTCATATTAAATGTTTTTAATAAATATTGACGTAATGGAATAAAATAACTAATATTGTGTATAACAAGTGAAATTCAAATTTCTTGGTAGTATCTTGGTAATTTACTTATCTTATTTTTGAATTCACTTGTTTTTTTTTTATTATGATAATCAATAACTACGATATAGAATCTTATTGCGAAGGTGCAATAATGTTAGACGGATTAGAAGACGCAATTGTCGGTATAGTAGAGGAGTTTGGTAATTCTCCAAGAATATTATATTGTAAATCCAAGATTTTACAAATTTTACAAGAAAGAGATTTAATGACCGAGCAAGAGGCAGAAGAATATTATGACTACAATATTTTAGGTCTTCATGCCGGAGAACAGAATGCAGTTTTTTTGGTTACAATGAAATAATTTTTTATCTTTGTGTCATGATAAAGATACCTGTAGATACAAAAAATGTACCAGAAGTTAATGTATGGATAACCTCCGATACTCACTTTTCCCATAATAACATATGTCGTGGTACAACCGCTTGGAGAACTCAAGACGGACAAGTTCCCATATCTCAAACTCGTGATTTTGCTACTGTAGAAAAAATGAATGCCGCCATAGTCAATAACATAAATGAAGTTGTTGAACAAGATGATATATTGATACATCTTGGTGACTGGTCTTTCGGTGGATTTGAGCAAATACGTGAATTTTGGGATAGATTGGTATGTAAGAACATACATTTGGTATTGGGGAACCACGACCACCACATAGAAAACAATAGGCAAGGTAGCCAGGGTTTGTTTAAATCCGTTTCACACTACAATACACTTGAAATGGGACAATTTAAGTTCCGTTTGATGCATTATCCCATAAGTTCTTGGGATGGTCTTAATAAGGGTGTAATGCACTTACACGGACACTGCCATTTGCCAACTCATATGAGGTTTGGTAGGGGACAAAGAATGGACGTGGGTATGGATGGTCATCCTGAGTTCAGACCTTATAATGTGTATAGAGAAGTTGTTCCTTTGTTGAGACATAGAGAAAAATTGTCTGAAATGCCAGAAGACCACCATGTTGAAAGATTGTTAAACTCAAAATAATAAAAATGGATAAAGAATTTGTCCATACGAACAATCATTATCTCTTAAAGGTTTAGGGTTTGATGAACCATGCTTTGGGTATTATGAAGATAATAATTTAACCATAACTTTCCCTTCAACGTCTGAAAATGGATGGAAATGGGTTGGAAATTCAATTATACCCGCAAAAAATACAAAAGCACCACTATACCAACAAGCATTTAGATGGTTTAGAGAGAAGTATAAGTTTGATTCAACAATTCAACATAATAAAAAATATGTTGCCATTGTATATTCATCAGTTGAAAATTTTAGTATTGATGAGTATGAAACCTACGAACAAGCAGAACTTGCTTGCTTAAAAAAGTTGATTGAAATAGTAAAACAAAAATTATGAATAAATACCATATTGAAGTAATGGGGTCTCAATGGCCAATTAAAGAAGTTATTGCGGAAGAATTTAAAATTAGTAATGGATGTTACCATTTTTTGATTTATCAAAAAGAAAGTCTTAATTTTAGAGAAGTTGCAATATATCCAATAGATAAAACAATAATATCTGATATTGAATATTATATTGAGTTATAAACATAAAAAAACATTAAGATGAAATTTGAATTATCTGAAACTCAAATGTCTAAATTGAAAGAATGGAATGAAGCCATTAAAACCATTTATGGTGAATATGGTTCTTACACGTATTGTTTTAGACCAACAGGTATCGGTGATGTGGTTACAGTAGAATGTAGTTTGGTTCCGAATAAAAAATTAGATTTAACAGAAATAGAAACTTGGTGATGAAAAAATGGTTTATAGCAAGTAATAGAATTAGAAAAATTAAAGGAATGTATTGGATAATACCCTGTGTTTCAATGTTGTATTTTAAAGATTATTTTCTTGAGACAGGAGTTACCTCTCCGGCTTTTGTAATTCAAATTTCTTTTCTTAACTTTACATACGGATTAACTATTCAAAAAGGATATTAAAAAAAGTAATTATGAATAAATTTTTATGTATTTTAGGTCTTATCTTTTTTACAAGTTGCTCTGAGGCAGTTTTAGAAAAAAATGAATATGTTGTTATAGATACAATCGAGTCTAACAAAAATGGATTTAATCAAGTCCTAACCTACGATGTTGTAGTTAGGGTTGAAGAAGATAGTAGTTTGCACTATGGGTCAATAAGACCCGACGGAAAGTTAGTTGAGATTAATTTTAGAAAAATAAAAAATTATTACAAATGAGCGGAATATTATTTTGTTAAAAAACGTTCACGAAATTTTTTTTCATATCGTTCTGTAAATTTTATTTTTTTTGAATTATATAATTCAATTATCAATTTTTCATCTATTGAAGTAATATCTACAAGTTTGTATATCAACCCATTTTTTTCACAAAACAATTTTGCCGCGATTGTTTTTTGATTAACCAAAAGACTATTCCATAGTCTTTTGGGTTTAATTTCAACCAAATATTTATTGTTAATGACAAAGTCAGGATGGTAAGTTCTTGAACTATTGTTAAACATATAGTTAATTGAATACTCCGAACTTTCGGCGGTTTTCCAGGATAAGTTAAATCTCTCTATGATTTTTATCATATAAGTTAATTCTTTAATACTTCTAAAAAACCATCCATTATACCATCCACTCCATCCATTTCCAGAACCTTGTGGAGTTATTTTTCCATACATAGGATTTCTATTTCCTGAAGAATTAGTTGATACCTTTAGTTTGAATTGAGCTAATTTTTCGTTCGCAATTGTTTCTCCAAAGTTTTCAACCCATACTTGATAGAAGTTTTTTCCGTACATAGGATTTTTATTTCCTTTGGTTGTTTTTGACATTTTATTTCTGAATTCATCGGTTTTGTATACCGAATAATCCTTATTACTATTCATTTTTTTCTTAGTTTCTTCGGTATGATTTTTACCAAAAAAAGGATTTTTTTCACCAGTTTTACCAAACATTGGATTTTTATCCCCTTTCATATTTTCAGACATCTTTTTTCTTCTTTCTGGTGTAATTATTTTTTTAAGGTAACATTTTTTACATTCAGTGTTTGATTTTAAACCTTTTTCGTGAGTATATTTTGATTTATATTCTATAACATTATTACAAGAAGGACAATTTCTATAAAACATATTTTGATTTTAATAAATTAATTACTATTTTTGTATTCATAGTCAGGAAAACCTCTAACAATAAATATTATGAATAATGAAAAAATTAAGAACCCCTCTACAGGAATTTTATTCCTGATTAGAGGGGTTCCGTAACTAGGGTCAGGTAAAACATCTTTTGCAATACACATTTGGAACGAGTATGCTGTTGTGGAGGCAGACCAATATTTTTATGATAAAGAAGGGAATTATAATTTTGACCCCTCAAAGATTAAAGATGCTCATGCTTGGTGTAAGAATAAAGTTGAGACTATGATGGGAGACCACCAACTCAATGAACAGTATTACCCTGAAATTGCGGTTTCAAATACCTTTACCCAAGAATGGGAAATGGAAGATTATTATAAATTGGCTGAAAAGTATAACTATAAAGTTGTATCTTTGATTGTTGAAAATCGTCACGGTGGTAAGAATGTTCATGGGGTTCCTGAAGACAAATTGGAAATAATGAAAAATCGTTTTGAAATTAAACTTTAACAATGAAGAGATTTTTTTGTTTTTTTGGATTACATTTTTGGAAATATAAAAGAGAAAAACATAAAGTTACAAATCATCCTTTAGGGAGAGATTGTGTAAGGGTTCCTGTTAGAGAATGTGTTTCTTGCGGACACAGAGAACATCATTTATTACCCAAACATGAAGGATTTACGCGATGGGTTAGTTTTGACCACGTTGCCGGTGATGCAACAATAAGATATGAAGAAATTTAAAACAAACACATATGCAAAAATTAGTATTTAACACAACGACAAAGACCGTAGAGATTACCTTTGAAGACGGATTGATAAAGAATAACAATGACGTTCCTACCGTTAAAGTGCGAGAAGAAGGGTTTTATGAGGTAATGCAAAAAGATGAATTTGAAGACAAGAATTTTCCTGTATTTAGGTTGCCAATTTCTAACACCAATATGGAGATAAAAAGATAATGAAATTTGATTTAGAAATATTGAACCAATATGTCAAAGATGGATGGGTGGAAAGAAATGACCACCCATCTTTACCTATATCAATCTACAACTACTCTCGTAAAACTCAATACGAAGGAAAGTGGGATGATATAACTTTGAAAACTCGTGGACTCGTTTTAGATAATGAGGGAAACGTTGTGGCAAAGGCTTTTGATAAGTTCTTTAACTATGAGGAGTTGGTTGGTAATAAATGGGTTGAGTCCAAAATACCAAATGAACCTTTTGAAGTATTTGAAAAGATGGATGGGTCTTTGGGTATATTGTTTAATTACAATAACGAATGGATATTGGCAACCAAGGGTTCTTTCACTTCTAAACAAGCAATCAGAGGTATGGAAATACTTAAAAAATATAGATATGAAAAATTAATCAAAGGATTTACCTATCTATTTGAAATAATCTATCCTGAAAATAGAATAGTTTGCGAATATGATTTTGAAGATTTGATACTTCTTGCTGTTGTGGATAATAAAGATGGTTATGAATTAAGAATACACGATGATAATATTCATCTTGAAGGAATAAGATTCAGAAACCTATATAATAACTTGGGATTCAAAGTTGTTAAAAAATATGATGGAGTTCGGGATTATTCCGAATTAAAGTCCAAAATTTTGCAAAACGCGGAAGGATTTGTTATCAAATTTGAAAATGGTGTTAGAATGAAAATCAAGGGAGAAGAATATGTTAGATTACATAGAATATTAACTGGATTTTCTACCTATGATATTTGGGAATATTTGAAGGATGGTAAAGACGTTATGGAATTGGTAGAAAAAGTTCCTGATGAATTTGATAAATGGGTTAAAGAACAGGTAAGTGCTTTGAAATATGGTCATTTTAGTGTCTCTGAATATTGTGGGAAAGCCCACGATTATTTTAGATATGGTAAGTATAGTGACGTTGACCCTGAGCCTTCTAAAAAAGAATTTGCGGAACATCTTAAAAAAGTTGTTGACCCTAACCTACATGCAATTATGTTTGCAATGTGGGATGGTAAGAGAGATAAAGTAAATGAATTAATTTTTAAGTTAATAAAACCTAAATACTCTAAACCGTTTTGGCAAAAAGAAACAGAATGAAACCAGATTTTAAAAAATTATTAAAAAAACATCAGACCCATAATTCTTTCTTGGATGAAGGCTCAATTTTAGTTGCACTTGAAGAATCCTACAATATTGGGAAAAAAAGTTCCGATGGAGAGTTTACTCAACTGAAAGAAACATTTCAATCATTACTACATGAGCACGCTCACACTTGTAGACCAAATAAAGCATTAACTCTATTCATGGAAGATTGGGAAAAAAGGGCGGGGATTTATTGATAATAAATTAATATTTGAGTTAAATTCCTACCCTATTTATGATTAATTAAACCAATATTTTATGTATTTAGAAGGAATTATAGTGTGTGTAAATTACAGTGATTTTTTATCACACACATTACCATTTAACAAGCCATTATTTAATCATTTAATTGTTGTTACTTCACCTGAAGACGAAAAAACTAAAAATTTATGTGAGTATTACAATGTTGAATGTTTGGTAACCGATGAATTCACTAAAAATGGTGACTCATTTAATAAGGCTAAAGGTATTAATGCCGGACTAAATAAATTATCAAGAAAAGATTGGGTAATTCATTTGGATGCTGATATGTACTTACCTCCATTAACCAGAGGAATCTTAGAAAGAATATCTTTGGAGCCAAAAAATATATACGGAATAGACCGTATGATGTGTCCAAATTTTGAAGAATGGATTAAGTTCATTTCTTGTCCAAGACAAACTCATACGGGTTGGGTTTATATTCATCCTACCGCATTTCCAATAGGTGTTAGGATTGGAGAATATATGTCTGAAGGGTATGAACCAATTGGGTTTTTTCAAATGTGGAATCCTAAAGCTTCGGGAATATACTTATACCCCGAATTTCACGGAGCTGCGGATAGAACCGATGTTCTTTTCGCCAAAAAATGGGCAAGAAAAGATAGAGGGTTGATACCCGAAATAATTGGCGTTCATTTAGATTCAGAAAATTCTACAATTAATGAAATGGGTAAAAATTGGAATGGTAGAAAAACTAACTATTTTGGTTTGTCAGATGGAAAAAAAGAATTATCTTTATTAAAAAGTTTTTTTAAAAAAAAAACAATAAGAAGTTATGAATAATTTAGACGCAAGATATCAAGCATTACTTGAAGACATTCTTCATTGGGGTGTTGAAAAAACAGATAGGACAGGAACTGGTACTATATCAGTATTCGGAAGACAAATCCGTCATAAAATGAGTGAAGGTTTTCCATTACTAACCACAAAGAAGATGGCTTGGAAAACTATGGTGACTGAATTGTTATGGTTCTTGAGAGGAGATACTAATATCAAATTCCTTGTTGATAATGGTTGTCATATTTGGGATGGTGATGCTTATAAGAATTATTGCAATGCTTACCCCAATGTAGAAAAAACATTTAAATATGAAGGTAGTGATATTGAAGTAAGGAAAATGACTAAAGAAGAATTCATAAATAAAATTAAAACCGATGATAAGTTTGCTAAGAAGTGGGGTGAATTAGGTCCAATTTATGGTAAGCAATGGAGAAGTTGGAAGTTCACAGATAAGTTTACAAATGGAGAACAAATTGCTTACGTAAATGGAAAGGTAGACCAAATCGCAAACCTAATCAACGAACTCAAAACAAATCCTGATAGTAGAAGATTAATGGTTAGTGCTTGGAATGTAGGTGAGTTAGACCAAATGGTATTACCGCCTTGTCATTATGGATTTCAAGTTTATACAAGAGAGTTGAGTGAGAAAGAAAGAATCATTCTTGCAGGGTACGACTATGAAAATAGAGGCGGCATAGGATGGAATATGATAAAGGAGACAGTTGATATGGATAACACTATTCCTAAACGAGCAATCTCATTAATGTGGAATCAACGCTCAGTAGATACATTTTTAGGTTTACCATTTAACATAGCATCCTACGGTTTACTACTAGAGATTATTGCTAAAGAAGTAAACATGGTTCCCGATGAATTGATTGGTAACTTAGGAGATGTTCATTTATATTCGAATCATATCGAACAAGCAAAAGAACAAATTCTTAGGACCCCATACGAATTACCTAAAGTAAAAATTACTGAAAGAAATTGGTACATGCACGAATCAGTTAAGGAACACTTGGGTGAAAAAAAATTCAATGAAAAAATAATGAGTTATAGACCGGATTGTTTTGAATTGATAGGTTACGAATCACATCCAAGTATTAAAGCACCTTTATCAAATTAAAAATTATGAAAATAGAACAATTAGAAGAACAATTAGATAATTGGAAAGCCGTTAGATATAGAATGGAAAATGAAGGTATTGAATATTGCTTCAAACACTATAGTCATTTTGAAGAAATCAAAGATGAAGAGTTTCATGATAAAAGAAAAAAATTAATATCTTTGATGGAAGAAATGGAAGAATACGTACAATTCAATATTTTAGAAACACAGAATAGTATTTATGAGTGGGAAGATAAGGATTTGGATGTAGAACAACTTTAATGGTAAAATGTCATATAGTATTGAAGCAAACTAATACCCAATTTTCTCGCCAATGAATTGATTTTTGAATCATCGGATAACTCAATATTTTTTAACTCAGCAAATTTAACCAATCCGCTCAAAAATTTACTTCTAGCCTCATCCTGAATCTCAAGGAGATTTTGAAAATCTTCATTATCTCCTCTTTTTTCACCATAATACCTATCCAAATGTTCAGAATCCATATAAACAAAAGGGGACGAACCAAACATATTGGTAATACCACTTTTTTGTAATAATTTGAAATATTCAAGAAAATAAGGTAAGTCCATTGACCTTCTTAACTCTCTATTTGTAGCCATAAAGTGAGTGTGAGGGTCATCTTCTCTGTTAGGTTGTTCTTGGATTTTTTGTTTTACTAGTTTCCATTTGTCTACTGAGGATATTAATGACATTGTACTCCCATTATCCCACTTTACGCTAATAAGCTTATCGTTTTCATCATATGGGTCCCTTTGTATTTTCGTTACAGTTCCTTTAGTTCCTGGAGGAACTGATATTTCACCTTCCATTAAATAACAGACTATTCTGTCACCTTCTTTTAATTCTGGATTTATCATGATAATAAATATATATTATTAAGTATTTATTGTGTATGAATTATTTAATAACTGAAGAACAATTAAGAATTATCATTAAAGAAGAGAAAGATTCAAAGTTAACTAACTACATGAAAGAAATGTATTCGTTTACTTATAAAATTGCTTCAATCTCTAAGAAAAAATATGGACTTAATGTAAGATTTTTACTAACTATGGGAACTGCAATAGGTGGATTTTTGCTTCCATTGGACAGGTATTTAAAAGAAGGTTCATTTGAATTAAATGATGACCAAATCGCTCTAATTTTAACAGGTATTGCATCAATTACATTTTACAATAACAAAAGAAATGTGTCAAATATAATTAACAAAATAAAAGAAGAAGGATTATCTGATTATTTTAAATCCGTGTTAGAAAAGTCAGATAAATTAAAAAATTCTTTTGTTTCTTTTTTAGAAGGTCTTTCATTAACATTAGGTTCTGTACAAGAAATTATTTCATACGCATTTTTACTTCCTTTAGTTACAGATTTAATCAACGTAGCACACGGTACACAAAATTTTTTGGGAGCATCAGAAATGATAGTTGAAAGATTATTAGCTTCTGGTGTTGTTATAGTTTCGGGACAGATTTTGATTGAAGTTATTAACAAAATACTCAAAAGAGTATCGTAAAATTTAGATATCTTCAAAAAAAGTAGGCACTCTGGACTCATCCCACCAATTACTCCACTTATCACCTGCAACAACTCCATCAATTTTTCTAACGTATCCTGAAGCATTTATGAATAATTCAGTGTCATAGAATTTAAAATCTGGTTCGCATGCAGTATAAAATATGTCAGCAACATCTGTGGCAAAATCATTGTCCCACATAAAAGATTCAATCCATGATTTACCCTCGGAAGTAAAAGAGTCTTTCAAGGTAACATGTCTATCATCATAAATTAAATTGGAAATGTCAACAAAGAAAGGAAGGCTGATATTATCAGATTCCATATATGTTTTTTTATTGAAAGCCGGAAATACGTTTGTATCACAAGAAAATTTAATATTGATGGGACTGTTACCAGACATTTGTCTTTTGAATCCAGTCAAAGATTTAAGTTCAGTTCTTATTTTATTTTTTGTTTCCTCACTTAAATAAACATCTTCGGGTTTTTTACCATCAACAAAAAAATCAGATTGATAAGCAATTTTTTCACCGAACATATCATGAACGTCTTCCATAATAGTATCTAAATCATATCTAAATTTTAATACAGTGTATGATTGACCTTCTTTAGGTAAAACACAATCTATTTCACATTTAATATATGAATCTCTTGGTTCTACGGTTCTGAACACATATTGAGTTCCACCATAAATCCATTTTTTTCTTTTCAAATACTTTGAAACTCCATTAAATATACCTTCCATTTTTAGTTTTTCCCCAATATTTTATTAATTATATTTTCAGTTTGTTTTGGTTTCATAGTGTACTTGTGTTGGTTTTTTTTAAACCAGTCTCTAACAACAAATTCCAAATCTTTTCTTTCTTTTTTTGCCCTCTTTCTGAATCCGGCTCTAAGTGCCTCCAATTCGTGAGATTGACCATAATATTTATGAGAAGATTTAGGACTTTTAGGGAATTCATATCCTGATTCATGTTGTTTAACATGTTCAAGTTCATGTCTAACCAATTCATTTAATTCATAAACAAGGTCTTGTAGTATTGTATTTTTTGAATTGGGATTGGTAACTATCATTATCTGTATTACATCATCATCTCTATAATAGTCCGCATCAGCATCAAAAGTATCCACTTTATCTGATTCTCTTAAAAATAATTCAATATTAAAATTATTTAGTAAGTTATCAAATTTATAAAATTCGCCCCCACTTATATCCGAAGGTAATTCAAAATCTCCACTTCTTTGGTATTTTACGAGATAGATAATATCATGAACTATTTTATTAGTTATATTATCATAAACATCCTCAGTTAGTATTTCTTTTATGTTTTCATTAATCTCCTTACTATAAACATTTTCTATCCCAATACACATTACAGGTCTTTCTTCACCCATTAAAGACAAAAAGTCTTTTAATTGTATCATACTTTCCACTCTTAATGGGTAGAAATCACTTGTTGAAGTTGTTACAACCTTATGTGTTTTACCTCCCATTAATGAGTTGATAAGCGAGTTCAATCGTCCTGTAGGTAAAATTGTCATTTTATAAGTTAGATATTCTGTTTCTTTACCAACAGTGATATAATTGTTGGTTCCTACAATCTTCATTTTAACTTTTGCAGGAAGTCCAGGAAGATGAGGTCCCATTGGGTTCTCAATTGTAAATGTTTTCTTATCTAAGTATTTGTTATATATTTCAATATCTTTCATCCTTAATAAATACTACATATTATAGTTGTTTTTATAAATGTAATTGATTAACTTTATTCTAAATTACAAAATATGTTTTTAGTTATTTATTTGGTTTCAGTTTTTTATTGTATTTGGAGGATGGTTCGTAGTTATGTTAAAAGAAATGGTGGTGATGTGGTATATGCAACTCCGGGTCTTGAAACACTCGCAATTATTGTAATGGCACCCGTACTTATGGTTGTTGATGTAACATTAACTTGGATTCGTTTGTATAGTGAAGCCGAAAAAGCAAGAAGAAATAATAGTTCTTTATAAAAATATTAGGAAAGATGGCAGAGCGGTCGAATGCGTCGGTCTTGAAAACCGAATTACTTGAAAGGGTAACTGGGGTTCGAATCCCTATCTTTCCGCTTAGAGAAGCAACCGCAAGCCATTCGGTATTTAGGTCTTTTTTGACATAATGGTCTCTGTCAGAAATGTAAATCCTGCTTCTCTTCAATTGTAAGGTGGTGAAACTGGCAGACATACCATTCAGTCACGGGGGCGCTGAAAAAAGAAAGTAGGTAATGAATATAGATTGACAACAAGCTGTCATAGATTTGTTCATTACTAAATCTCAGTATGGAGGTTCAAATCCTCCCCTTACAGCTTTATTTGACTTAAAACTTTAAATTTATTATTTTTTTAAAAAAATACATATGTCAAGAATAGATACTTTAAAAAAACAATTTCCTGAGTTAGACATGTCCCTAATTGATATTTTTCAAATGATGGACCCAACTAATACAAACAAATATTTACAACTTTTTTGTAAATTATTCTCAAAAAGATATAGGGACGATAATGTGGTAAAAGACAAAAGTTCTATAAGAGAATTAGGTGAAATCTCAAAAATGGTAGGAGTTGACGATAAAAACCTTTCTAAATCTCAGTTATTTTTAATAAGAGATATGTTATTTCAATATTATTCTCCATCCCAATTTGAAGACATTAAAAGTTTTATTCATCACATGGAAAAAGGAATAATTCCGGAAAATGACGTATGTAAATACTCAACATTTGATGATATAAGTTCAGCACTTTCTCTCTCATCTTTACTAGAGATTGAAAAAGAAATGGAAAGTCAAATACAAAAGGTGTACGATGATGAAAATTGGGTTGTTGTTTTACCTTTAACTTTTGAATCTTCAATAAAATACGGAGCCGGTACTAAATGGTGTACAACATTTAAAAACGAAAAACAATATTTTGCAAAATATTGGAATAGAGGTATTTTGGCGTATTATATTAATAAAAAAACTGGATATAAGTTTGCGTCATTTAAAGCATTAGATGGCGACGAAGAAGGAGTAACTTTTTGGACTGCGTCAGATAATAGAGTTGATTCTATGAACCTCAATATTGATGGTTATATGTATTCAATTATTAAAGAAATTCTTAATTCAGAAAAAACTAATTCAGAGTATTTGGATAAAGATATGAGAATTAAAGTTTGTAATTATTGTGGTGTCATTTACAATGAATCCAGAATAAGGCTTGAAGAAAATTATTATAATGATAACTTAATAGCCGAAGGAGAACTTAGTGTAGCGGATACTCCCGGTACTACCACATTATACATAGCTCCACCCATAAGCACAACTTTTGATGCTAATTTAGCCGTAACTTTTAATGGAGATTTTACTGACCGACTTACCGTTACAAACAACAATTTAAACAACAATTTTATACCACCACCAGAACCAGTTCCTAATATGAGAGCTTAATTAATTGAAAACCCAACTTATTGGTGGGTTTTTTAATAAAGTTATTTCTTTTTCTTACTGGCTAAATATTTGTCTAACGGTAAATCGCTTGGTTTTATTGGACTATATGGTTTTTCCCACTCTTTTCTCCACTCACCTCTTTCGTATTGAACAGGTGAAGGTTTAAAGTTTTTTCTCATTTTCATATTTGTTATATCATTTTCATCATCATCTTCTTCATAATCAAATCCGTAATCTTGAATCTCATCATTTTCGTCATCAATATACTCATCTTCAAAATCAGACTCAAAATCTTCATTTATGATTTTTTTAATTATTTGAACTAATTCTGATTCAGTTAATTTTACTATCTTTTTCATTTATACTATTTTATTATAAATAGTTATAATCAGACTATTTATTGATGAATATGGCAAATTTGCAAGAACTATACGACAAATATCAGGTTACTGAAAAGAATATGTCCACAGGTAACTTTAAGAAATTGGAAAAAACAATATCCGAGTTAGAAAAATTGGATAAAGTTTTATTGTTAACCTGTTCAAATAGATATAATTGGGATGAGAACAATGTTGATATACCTAAATCAACTATTTTAGCTATGATTATCCAAGAATATCTTGGAAATAAGGGAGTCCTTATTGATGTTCCTGAACTTAATATAGTTCCTTGTGAAGGAAATGTTTCAAGAAAAGATGGTAATAATTGCGGATTAAAAAAGGCTCTTCTTAAGAGTGATACAAAAAATCCATCAGGATATCACAGATGTTGGGCTAGTCTTAATGAGAAATCTGATGAACTTTGGAAAATAACCAAAGAATTGTTTGACTCAAATGCTGTAATATTTTTTACTTCGGTAAGATGGGGCCAAGCAAATATGTTTTATCAAAAATTAATAGAAAGATTAACTTGGATTGAGAATAGACATGCTACTTTAGGCGAAAGTAATATTGTTGAAAATATACAGTCAGGATTTATTTGTGTTGGACAAAACTGGAAAGGTGTTGATGTTGTTGATACACAAAGAAAAGTTCATACATTTTATGGTTTCAAACCTAATGATAAATTTTATTGGAATTGGCAATACACAACCAAAATCACTGATGAAACTCAAGAATCATATAAAGATGCTTTTCCTACTTTTGTTGATAAGTTTAAAGTTAAAGAATTATTATAGATTATTTCTTATCTTCTTTTAATAAGGTAGTTCCATCTTCTTCATCCATTTTTTGGACCAACATTTTATCTTTATCCGTGTCACTAAACCAATAATCAATAATTTTACCGTAACTACCAATAAATGCTCCCAACATTAAAAGAAGTAGTTCTTTCCATTGTTCGGACATTGTTGTATTTGAAGATATCGCAAACCCAATTCCTAATATCAATCCTAAAAAAGTTAAAAGTACAATCGCACTAATAACTAATCTTTTTTTCATCACTGAACTTAACAATCTTCTGAACGAGTGACCATCTGTATTTTTTTTCATAATTTAAATTTTTACCAAGAGTTTGATTAAGACAAACATAGTTGTTTTGAATATCTCTAAATTAACCATCGTTATTGTTTTTTTTAATAAATAGTTTTAAACTTGAGTTATGTTTTTTAAATCACTTTTTGCCCTTATTTTAATAATAGTAAGACTTTTAGTATCTGTAAAAGTAATTTCTTGGTTAATATTAAATTTTTTTAATAATATACCTCATCCTATTTCAGAAATAGAAGTTTATCTTGTAATAATTTTGTTGGATATTTGGTTGTTATCCAACAGTACTGAAATTGTTATAAGAAAAGTTGAAGATTAATTAATTATAAAAATTATAAGATAAGTTTTTTCTTGATATTTATAGAAACCAAGATACTAACCTAAGAAATTTAGAATTTCAGTGGATTGCCGTGTCTTTGGTATTAATGTAAAACCAAGATATAAAATGAAAAATCTATCCAAAGAAGAGTTATTGAGTAGGATGGAGGCGATTAATAGAAGTAACGCCCTTATTTATTTTGACCTTACTGGAAAAATTTTGGGTGTTAATGCGATTTTTTTGAAAGCAATGGGATATGGGGAAGATGAGCACGCGGAAATTGTTGGTAAACATCATAGTATTTTTGTATGTGAAGATTATGCAAGGTCGTTGGAGTACGAAAAGTTTTGGGACATATTAAGAAGTGGTAAGTATTATAAAGGAGAATTTGAAAGAAGGAAAAGAGATGGTAGTCTTATCAACTTACAGGCGACATACAACCCTATTTTTGATGAGAGTGGTACAATTACTAAAGTAATGAAAGTTGCTACTGACATTACTGCAATTGTTAATAGTAAAAAACAAGTGGACGCAATTAACAAAAGTACTGCCACTATTACTTTTGATATGAATGGTTTTATTTTGGATGCTAATTCTATTTTCTTAGAAACAATGGGTTTCAAATCTAATGAAAAAAATCAAGTTGTTGGAAAACACCATAGTATTTTTGTCAGTTATGAATATTCAAAATCCGATGAGTATATTAAGTTTTGGCAGAACTTAAATAATGGTAAATTTTTAGATGGGATATTTGAAAGAAAAAAAGTAGATGGTTCTACTATCTATTTACAAGCAACATACAATCCTGTCTTTGATAGTAAAGGAAATGTCACAAATGTAATTAAAATTGCGACTGACGTTACTGAATCGGTAAATAATAAAAAGGAAATTGATTTATTATCAAAAGATTTGCAACTACAGTTAAAGGAATCGGAGAAACTAAAAGATGCCATCGAAAAGGAGAAAAATGTTGCTTTGAACGATTTAGATGCAACTCTTAAAAAGAGTCAAAACGAACTCATAAAAATTATCGTTAAATGTGCATTGGGAGTTATTATTAGTGTTGGATTCATAACTACAATAATGTACTCATTTGCACTTCTTACACAGAAAGATACTCAAATAATTGGTTCAACTTGGAGTAATATGTTCAGCGTATTACTTACAAACGCCTTCTCAATAGTTGGCACAATTATGGGTATTAAGTACGCCACATCAGATGATAAAAAAGACAAAAAATAAATAAAATGGCAACAAATCAAGAACAAAGAACTATTGATTTAGAAAAAGAAATGGCAATTGATAAAGGTAAATCCGATTTAGTAGAAAAATTAGTTTTTATTTTATTTCCAGTATGTGTATCGGCAATCGGATGGCTATTAACTCAAGTAAATGTGTTGAATGATAAAATTACTGTGCTAGAAAATAAAGTTGCCATAGTTGTAAATGCAGAAAATAAAGCAATTCCTGTACAAGGGACTACAATTGAACTTGAGCAGTTGAGAGCTAATGCTATGCAAGCTAGGTCAGATATGAAAATGGATTTATACAACGTAATATATGAAGTTAAAGAAAATGCAATGCAAGAAAGAGCTGATATTAAAGCTCGTTTACAAGTATTAGAAGATAGATATAAAAGATAACTAAACTCTCATCAATTAAAAATGATTAAATATTTATAATGTAATAAACATTATAAATATTTTTTTTGTGCCTAAAATAAAAGTATTTATTAATAAAAGATAAGATATGTCAGAGAAAACATCACCGAAAGAATTTGAAAAATTATTATCCTCAATAATGAACAAGAGATTGTTTATTAGTATAACAGTTCTAATAACATTTTTAGGAATAATCGGAGGTATTGGTTTTGCAATTTCAATGCATACTGAAATGGCCGAACAATGGAAAGAATTACTTCTCCTACTATTAGGAGCCTTTATTGGTAGTTATGGAAAGATAATTGACTATTGGTTTAAAGATAATGATAAAGATAAAATGTTGGTCCAAAAAATGGACGAAGAAGATGGTGTTTCATTATCAGATACCTCACAAATGGATTTAACAAATCCAGAACCAACACCGATTATACCTGAAGATATACAAAATGCAATGGAAAGTACCCCCCAAGTCGACCCACAATTCACCACAGAAGATACCCCCCAAGTCTCCCCCCAAGTCGCCCCCCAAGTCGAAGTGGAAATTGACGAAGATGGTGATGGTACTATGGACGGTATAGATAAGGATGGTGATGGTGATATAGACGAATACTTTGCACACAGATATTGCGACCACGTTTGGGGGGATAAAGATGGTGACGGACAGGAAGAGTGTTTAGTTTGTGGAATAATCAAAGAAAATTAATAAGTATGTTATTTAAAGTAGGGTCACAAGGAGATGACGTAAAAAAACTCCAAGCAAAATTAGGGTTAACCGCAGATGGTGTATTTGGTCAGGGAACTGCTAAAGCAGTTAAAAAATGGCAAATAGATAATGACGCAAATCCTGATGGTATTGTGGGTAGTGAAACATGGAATAAAATGTTTGGTCCACCACCACAAATTATAACCGAACCAAAACAACCTCAAACTTCTTCAATATCAAGTGTTAGTGGGTTAAAACTAAAAAATTTAAAAGGTCATATACCTGACTCAGTTATTGCACAAATACCTGATACGGCATCAAAATTTAAAATTAATACACCATTAAGATTGGCACATTTTTTGGCTCAATGTAGTCATGAATCTGGCGGATTTAAAATAGTTCAAGAAAATTTGAATTATTCATCCACCGGTTTAAAAAATACGTTCTCAAAATATTTTCCTGGAAATTTAGCAGAATCATACGCAAGACAAGCTGAAAAAATAGGTTCAAGGGTTTATGGTGGTAGAATGGGAAATGGCTCGGAGGCAACAAAAGAAGGTTATAGATTTAGAGGGAGGGGACACTTACAACTTACTGGTAAAGATAACTATAACGCTTTTGGTAAAGCAATAAATGAAGATGTTATTTCAAATCCTGATTTGGTATCAACAAAATATCCATTATTGAGCGCTGCTTGGTTCTTCCAAAGATGTTTACCAAAATGTGATTTAGGTTCTTCAACTGAAGCTATAACAGCAGTATCTAAATGTGTTAATGGCGGCACTATTGGGTTGAGTCAACGTATTCAAGAGTTTCAAAAATTTTATAAATTATTATTTTAAATACATATAATTATGAACAATTGGTATGTATATAGACATATAAGACTAGATAAAAATGAACCATTTTACATCGGTATTGGTAATAAAAAAAATTATTTACGTGCATACGATGTGGAAAAAAGGAATGAAATTTGGAAAAAAATTTATAAAAAAACAAATATTGAGGTTGATATTTTATTTGATAATATAACAAAAGATGAGGCATCAGTTAAAGAACAGGAATTTATAAAATTATATGGTAGAAAAGATTTAAATACTGGTTTATTATGTAATATGACAGATGGTGGAGATGGAATTTGGAATTGTAAAAGAACGTCTTTTACCAAAGAAAAATTAAGACAACAAAAACTAGGTAGTAAAAATCCTCAATATGGAAAAAAACAAAGTGAAGAAATAAAAATTAAAAGAGGAATATATAAAAAGGGAAGAAAAGCGTCTGAGGAATCTATACGTAATCGTATTTTAGGTGCAATTAAATCTGGACAAGCAAAAAAAACATTAGTTATAACTTATGTTAGTGGTGAAGAAATTGGAATTTTTAATTCTTTAAATGATGCTCTTAGACATTTAGGAATAGATATAAAATATAATTCTAAAGCTAGTTTAGTTGCAAATGGTAAACGGAAACAAACTAAAGGATATATATTTAAATTTTTGTAAAACACTTTAACGAATTTTATAATTTATTAAAATAATACTTCCTGTGATGTCAGCAAGTTGATTTTTTTGATTTTTTTTAATATTTATTATCGCTATCACTCCCGGAGTGTTCTCATATATCCTTTCCAAAAGACCCGCAAATTTATTTGACGGGTCTTATTTTTTTTGTATATTTGCTATATGGAAGAAATAAAAATTATTGGAATATTTTTTTTATGTACATTTGTTTGGATGGCGTTTGAGGTTTGGAGAGCTCCTACATATGATGACAAATCTAATGGTAAATACACTGAGATAGAACCAACAAAAAAATTATCTAACTTTTTTAAAAGAAGAAAAAAATGAAAATATTATTTGCAGACAGTTTCGGAAAGTCACTAAAAAGATTGGTTTGGCATCAAAAACCAATCTATAAAGTTTATGAATTATTCAGATACAAGATTCCAATGTTTTTTGAGAACCTTTGGTTTTTTAGAAAATCACTTTGGGAATTTAGGTCTTGGGATTATTCATTTAATCTTCAAATGCTTGGTCGCTCTCTTGAAAAAACTGTCAATACCATTGAATATCATGGTCATGAGGTAGATGATTCAAGAATGAAGAAAGTTCAAAAAATGAAACGAGTTATTGAATTACTTGGTCATCTTCGTTCTGATTCATACATTGAAATGGCAGAAAAAGAATTGGGTAAAATTAAAGATATTGATTGGGATTTTGAAGAGGTTAAAGATAATCCCGATTATTTTCAACTCATTGAACCAAATTCTGAAGAAAAAGAACATAACAGAAATGTCTATAATAGAGCGGACGAGATTGAAAAAGAAGAATGGAAAGAGATTTGGAGAATCCTTGAAGGTCAAGACCATAGTGAGTATGTTAAATTGGTGGAATCAACAAGTGATGAGGATAGAAAGAAAACTGATTTGTGGTATAAATGGTTTGATGGTAGCGGCGCTAAACATTGGTGGGATTAGTGGATATTTAAATACAAATAAAATTATTTTATGATTGGAATTATATTGTTTATCTTAGCGTTAGTATTATCTCTCGTATGGTTATGGGCTGGTGGAATTGACTACATGTTAAAAAACCACCATGATTACAAAGGAGAAGATTTTTTAAATTGGACAGAAGACGAAAAAAACGACATTTTATGAAAATAACATTCATCAGCGACACTCACAACAAACACAAGCATCTCACAAGTAATGCCTATGGTAATATACTTGGAAGTGGTCATGTTCTTGTCCATGCTGGTGATTGTACTAGTGTGGGTAAGAGTCACGAAATTGTTAATTTTTTGGATTGGTTCAGTAATACTGATTTTACTCACAAAATCTTCATTGCAGGAAATCATGACTTTGGATTTGAATTACATACTGACATTGCAGATGAGTTCAAAGAAAAGGGAGTTCATTATCTTTTTGATAGTGAGGTTGTAATTGATGGGGTAAAGTTCTATGGTAGTCCTTGGCAACCTGAATTCTATAATTGGGCATTCAATCTTCCAAGAGGGGAAAAATTGGCTGAAAAATGGTCTAAAATACCTCCAAACACAGATGTATTGATAACTCACGGACCTGCTTTTGGCATGTTAGACCATACAATCTCAGGTCAACAAGTTGGTTGTCAGGATTTGTTTCACAGAATCATGGAAGTTCAACCTAAAATTCATGTTTGTGGTCATATACATTGGGCTTATGGTCAAAAAAACTTTAATGGTGTTGAATTCTTAAACGCATCTGTTCTTAATGAAAGATATGAGTATGAAAACAAACCAATTGTTGTTGATTTTGATGTTGAAACAAAACAAATTGATTATCCATGAAAAATAAAATAAATGATGGTCACTATTTGGAGTTAATGGATAGGTTACATGTATTAATGTGTAATTTGGAAGACCATTGTGTAAAACATCCTGTATCCAAAAAAAATAAAGAAATAAAATTTAAGTTAGAATACGCTTTAGGGCAACTATGGGACGCATACCAAGAAATTGGTAACGAATCAGTAAAAAAAAATGAAAATGGAATACAAAAAACTATATTTAGACGACATAAGAACTCCAAAGACTGAGGGTTGGGATATTGTTAGGTCTTACGAAGAATTTGTTGATTACATTCTACTAAACGGGATGCCTGATGAAATTTCTTTTGACCACGATTTATCAAAAGAACACACCAAATATTTTTTTAATAATGGAGGTCATGAAAATCCGCCAAATCCACAAGAAACAGAGTTTAATGAAAAAACAGGTTATGATGCGGCAAAATGGGTGTGTAATTATTGTTTAAAAAATGAATTACCGATTCCTAAATGGAATGTACATTCGGCAAATCCTGTAGGAAAAGAAAATATTACATTTTTATTGAGGAACTATGAAAAACAGTTAAATCAATAAAAAAAGGTCAGAATAATCTGACCTTTTTTTGTATCATAAAAGTTATTTATTTTTCTTCTGTTTCTACGGTTATGTTGGTATACACTGGACGTTCGTAAAATCTTATTAAGTTATTTTCTATTTGAGTAATTTTATCTTTTTTATTTTTAAATAAAATGAACTGATTTGTCATTGGATTAACAAACATAAAAACGTCCACATTCTTTTCAGAATATTTACTAGTATTCAAATAACAAGTCACCTCAAAAAAAATATTCCCCTCTGAATCTATATATGAACTAACACTTATAAGTGGTTTGACCTGTACATTATATGGAGTAGGTTTATAATCAATTCTTATATCAATACCTTGTATAGTGTCTCTAAAATCTCCAGAACAATACCTTATAATTTTTGTGTTTGGAAATCGTCCTTTTAGTACTTCAACAGCGAAATCTTCATTCTTATTACCAATCATTATTGTATGCATATTCAAATCCACCAATTCTTCTGTATACTTTCCGTCAGGACCAAACAAATCGTTTCTATTTTCTTCAATCCAACTTTCAAATGAAATTGGGTTTAAAGTTTGTTTGTTATTTTCAGAAAATAAGAATTCTAATCTTTCTTTGACTTTAAAATTTGTATCAAAACGATTCAGTATTGACCATTTGTCATTTTCTGAATGTGGAAATATATTTATCACCCCAAAACCTGTTTGACAATTATCATCAGGATTAGGTGCTTTCCCCCACATTCCGAGAGGTTTATATATCAATTCTAATTGGTGTCTTATGAGTGCAGGTATACTGTATGAAGACTTGTAAGATTCTAATAAAATTTTTATTTTTTTCCTTAATATGGTTTCGTCCATCATCATATTTTTTATTTATTTTTCATATCCTTAACTATTTCACCCATCGTTTTTTTCTTATTATTCCAAGGTTTGAATGAGCGTTTCCATTTATACTCTACTTCAACAGGTCCAAATGTAGTTTTCCTTGTATCATATCTCCAAATGGAAATAGATTCTTCGTCCTCATAAACGACTTCCCATTTAACGGGTTTTGATTCTAATTTTTTTTCGAATGGCATGTTACAAAGATATGAAAAATTATATTTTTCCTTCTCTTGAAGAGAAATAGTCTACTGATAGAGGAGCATAAACTTTTTCCTTTTCTTTTTTTCTACAATAACTGTGTTCCTTACAAAAATATTCTTCAAATCCTCTAATTCCGCCTATTTCAAAATCATACTTATCATTAACCTTCGAAAGTTCGGGTTTGATAACTTTTGTACATTTAAATTTATCAATCAAGTTGTATTTTTCTCTAAACGTACTTTTAACTTGTACTGGAACCCAATAATCTGAATTATCTCTCATTTGTTTTATAAGAAAATCAATACCTAAAATCATATCAACAAAAGAATAGTCATAGTTATATTTTTTATAAACAATTTTATTATCTTTTAACATATTTTCAAATAATTGTTCAGTTTGAAAACCTTTTTCCCTTACTTGTACAAGGGCTCTCATGAAATTATCATGATATTCTGATTTTTCGACTTTGAATTCTTGTGGGTTTAAAATTTTATTTAATAGTAAAATTTTATTCGGAGTCTTGACTAATTTTTTGTTTTCACCCACTTTATCATTTTCAATTCCTTTTCTAGGGTCAATAAGTTGAACATTTGGATAAAAAAAATGGTCGACCCAATTTTCTATAAAAAATTTACTTGGTGTTTTTTGTCTTGTAGTCCAAGTTCTTACTTGTTCTATTAAATCTTCATAGAAAAAGGTCACCAAAACCGCCATAGCGGTATAATTGGTATTTAATCTATTGATTAAGTGATAATTACCGTTCCCATCTTTGAAATAAACGTTGTATTTAGACATCCATTTTTCTCTCAACTCTTTTGCGATATTTTCTGCATTCGGACAATTCTTTGATAAATCTTTAACAACTTCGTCAATTTCATCTAATCCATTTTTTACAATGTCAGACTCATTATTTAATTCTTCCATTTGGATTTTGGATATTCTCTTGTTACTCGAAAAATACGTTTTAATCAAAGATTCCATATAGGGAGAATATTCTGAAAGATTTTCTGATATATGTGATTCTACAGATTTACAAAACTCTCTTAGATTGATGTCTTTAAATACCGTGCACCCTTCAATCTCTTTAGATTTTTTTTCTTCAATTAAAAGAGTCAGATACTGACTTTCAGTAATAATAATTTTCATTAATAATAAATATCTAATGTAAATAAAAATCCCCTCCAATAAAGAGGGGACTTAAAATATAAACATTATTGATTATTAATCCTTATCACTATTAAAACTATAACCATTGCCAAGTGTTTCATAACAATCTTCTTGAGTTTCTTCAAAATTGTTTGGAGTTCCTTTAACGTTTACAAATACTAATTCTGGATATTCACATAAATTAACTCCACTAAAATCAGCATTTTCACAATTACTAAAATTAATAAATTTAACGGTTTTAGGTAACTTTGAAATTGCTTTTTGTACTGATTTAGAATTAAATCCATCTAAAACAACAAAATCTTTATTAGATTCGTGTTTTAAATTTCCTGATTTTCCCATACTACGAATGTCATTTCTTTCACTATCATATGAAAAATCGGATTCAAAATTGTCATTATCTAAATCATTTTCAAGTTCGTCAAAAAAACTATCATCTTGTTCTTTAATTACTCTTTTAACCAATCTGACTAAATCAGATTCAGTTAATCTTACTATTCTTTTCATAAATTTTTATTTTATTATAAATACTCAAAAAAAATAAAAATCCCCCTACAATAAAGAGGGGGACTTAAATTAACTTTCAGGATTTTCCCCTGTGTCTTTTTTGTTGATGAACTTATCAACACTTGCAATACCAAAACAGGCTATTGTTAACCATTTGAATGAGTCATAAATAAATTCATTTATAACTAAATCCTTACCTATGGCACCTGTAATAATATCTGCAAGAGCAAACATAGACATCATAATAAATGACATAACTCCGATAACGGCTTTTTCGTTAATTGAATTGTCATCGCTAAACATTGACGATAGAAATTTTTTCATAGTATTTGGTAATTTACTTACCAATAAATATAACAAAAAAGGGAGACCGTCGCCTCCCTTTTTTTAGTCCCCGTCAGGACAATGTGTGTTTAATTTTAAAGGTTCGGCAATTTAAACGGTGCCGTTAGAGAAGGACGCTCTCCTTTTTATTCAATTTAAAGTCTGAACAAAAACCTATACAAAAAAGACCTGGTTATGTTTTTCCAATTTCGGAAGGAGTTAGATTACCAATCTGTAGGTCCGCCCGCATTTATTCAAGTTATATTTTTAATATTTAGAGAGGAGAAAAAGTAACTTTGGTGAGTATAGGGAAACAACCAAAAAAAATTCCTCTGTCCTTATTTCTTTTACAAATATACGAGAGATTTTACAACCTGTCAAATTTATTAAAGAAATTTCTGTGGTTGGGAGTGGAATCGAACCACTGGCACACGGCTTTCACACCGATGCTCTACCTATGTGAAGTCATGCTTCACAACTGAGCTACCACAACCATATGTGAAAAAACTTGAATTGAGTAACCTGAGTATCTTTCATTACCTATGGGCCTCAATTCTTTTACAAATGTATGAAGTATTTTTGAACCAATCAAATTTTATCTTAACATATCTAAATAAAATTTTACCGTTCTTCTTAAGATAGGTTTTTCTACTGATGTGAATGTATCTTCTAATACGGAAGATATTTTATTAACCAAATACTTCTTATTTTGAGAAAGCATATACAATTTGTCATCCACTAAAATCTGTTTGACTGGAGAGTCCATAAATTTCATATTGAATTCATAAACAGGGTAATTCCTCCTCAAATGAATTAAAATTTCATTTGAATAATTTCCTTCATATTTCTTACGAATATCTTCTTTTTCTTGCTCTGATAATATCATATAAATAAATATATCAATATTTATCTTCAAAAGGTATATATGAAATAAATTAGTATTTTATTATATTTCAATATGAAAACTCCAAAACAAAGGTATATAAACATCATTGAGAAGTACCTTAACGTCCTTAAAAAGGAGGAAGTGGAGTTGATGTATGGTAAAGGTTCTAAAATCAAAATACATACCTTAAATCCGTCTATAACGACTAATTCTATATTGGTTGAGTCTGTGATTATTTTGGGAGATTCCATAAATGAAGAAGTCTTGGATAGGTCTTTAGCTGATTACCTAATCCAAGACATCGTATATCTCATTTTTCCTGAAGCATCTATTAAGTGTATGGTAAGATGGGATGTTTAATTTTTTTTCTAATTTAAATTTGTTTTCATATATTTGCATCATGAAAACAAAAATATCGTTATTCATTTTAACATTTATTTTATTTGTAGGAATTTTTGCAAATTCATCTGATAAATCAATTAAGAATGATTTTTTACACACTTCTAAAAGATGTACTGTAAAAAAAATATCTTTTGGAACCGGAGATATTTTTATTGTAAAAATTTTCAAAAATAAAATGAGCTATAAAGTAGATAGTAAAAATGACGAAAATGTTGATTTTTATCTAAATTCTAATTTTTTCACAAATCAATCCCCAATTGGAGAAGTTTTAGTTAATGGGAAATTAATAAATAAAAAAGTAAAGATGGGAGGATATTTTACTTCAAACGGAGGTAACCCAACAATAACTTTATATAGTAGACCTTCGTCTTTATACTCTACTCAAACAAAATACATAGGAATAAAGAATGGTGTTTTAAACGAATCAATTTTTAAATCAAGACTTTCTAAATGGAAAACATACAGAACTTTATTAGGTAAAGACAAAGATGGTAATTTAATATTAATACATTCAGGAAGAAATGGTTTAGTTAGTATTAAAGATATTTCTATCATGGGTAAGTCTGAAGGGATGATAGATGCCCTTATATTTGATGGGGGGTCTTCTATTGAGGTTTTAGTTAAAGATGGTAATTATACTCATTGTTATCATTCGGTATCTGACATAGATAAAAAAAGACTAAAAATACATAAGCCATTTACATATATAACAGGAAAATTTAATTGATTTTTTCAATACCATTTAAACATTCATAATTTGACATATACCCTGCGACTTCTTTAACATAATTGTGAGTAGTTAATGGGACTCCCTCATATTCTCCTTTATACTTTTCAGTCATTTTGTTCGGAATATAGTTTGGTATTTCTTGAGGTAATACCGTTAAAATTAAATTTGGTTGTTTCTTAGGGTATGGTAAATATTTATGGTCTTTTGCATTACATGGTGCTGCATAATTTTTATCATTTGTTTTACACCATTTAATTGGTTTTCCGATATTATGTGCGGCTATTGAAATATCTAACGCCCCGTTACCTGTTCCAGGAGTGTTTGTTGCTTTTGATGATGAATATCCTACCGTTTTTGCTAATTTATAATTATTTACTAGATTAACTATTGCCCCCATTCCGGCGCCAATTACAGTATATATTTGGTCTCCATTTATGTTGAACAATTTTTCCATATTAAGATTATTCCATGTTGATAAACGTATTTGTGCCGGACCATAACTACCTGTTCTACCACCCAACTTGTGTTTTCTTGCCCATTCATATCTGTTTAAAAAATTGTACACATTTTTTTTAAAATACCTTGGGGTGATTTCAAACTGACCTTTACTAAAACTAATAAATTTGGTAAAATTAGATTCCCTACCGATAATTCCAATAGATGCTTTTAAAAACATTATTAATTCTTTTTCAGTAATTCCTAATTTTGAAATTATGTATTTTTTATTTATCATCACATAAACAACTAGTGGAACCATTGTATATGGTACGCAACTTATAATACCAAAACTTTTAATGAAATTATTAACACCAGTATTTATTTCTTTAAAGTATTTATCTTGAGCTTCGATTGCAGGGCCAATACTTTTTGGGTTATTGGACTTGTACCCAAATCTTTCTATATGTCCTGGCATTTTTTCGTCAGGTTGTTCAGATAAAATTCTTTTAATTATTTCACCTAAATCCTCCTCTGTTAACTTTATAATTCTTTTCATTTAGTAGAGTTAATATTTTTTGACACTTCATTATCAGACACAACCCAAACTATCATAGCATCATTTTTACTTAATAATTTATTAGCCGGGGTTGCATGATGTAAACCTTGGGTTTCGTTGCCAATGTTGTGTAATATTATCGGCATACCATCCTTAATTGCTGTGACAAACCCAACATGAGTGTTAAAAGTGAATTTACCTTTCACTTTCACATTACCGTCGTTCTGTAAACCTTGTAATTTAATTCTCTGACAGAATGCTTGCCCTTTATTTGTTGATGCATTATAATACATCCCTACAATATCTCCAAGCTGTAAATTTTTATAATTAAATGAAGTTCTTTGTGGATAACTATTTGTAACTATTTGAGGAATATTTCCTTTGCATTTTCCATCCATGTGGTCATCTTTATAACAATCACATATCTGAGGACTTACTTTGTTTTTAACTAAATTGGTATAAATTTCATTCCATTTAATATCATCAGTTCCAAACATGTTGTATTTTTCAACACCTTTAGCTTTCATATTTTGAAAAGCAAACCATGCATTTGATTTACGCTTAACCAATTCTTCATTGTATGTTGATAAACATTTTATCATATACGCAGCACACCTTTTATCGTCACCAGTGCTAATTATTGTGTCTTGTTTAGAATTTATTTTTGAACATTCTTCTTTTGAAATTCCAACACATGTATATTTTTCTTGTTTAGGTTCAACTTTTAGTGAATTCTTACTTTCGTATCTTTTTAATGCTGCTTTTGTTAGAGTACCAAAATACCCTGTTGGGGTCATCGATTTAGTTTTTAAAAATCCTAATTTAAATAATTTTGACTGTAATTCTTTTACATCATTAATTTGTTTTGGATTATTTCTTCCTCCGTCACCTAGTTTCAAGTTTTTTGGGTTAATATTTTCTTTATTTGCATTTGGGTTTAAAGGTGAATATGTGGGTATGAGAAACTTAGATTGCTCATTCAAAACTTTTTTAACAATTTTTTTTAAATCTTCCTCAGTCAGTTTTATTACTTTCTTCATAATTTATATTGCTCCGGAATTTATTCTACTATGCAATTCATTATTTTCTTTTTGCAAGAATTCAACTTTAACTGATAATGCGGCAACTTTTTCAGTTAATTGTAATATTAATTGTCTCATTTCATCTTTTTCTTTACTACCGTCTGATAATAAGGTTTCAAGTTTTATGATTCTATCTCTGCAATCGTTCTTCATAAAATCTTCATCCTTTTCTTTTCTCATTGCTCTTTTTTCCCAATATCTCCATCCGCTTGTGGAGCCTAAAACGGTAATTGCTGTAATCATTACTGCCCATATTGATGAATTATCCATTAACAATTTTATTATAAATACCTCATTCTAATAAAAAATCTTTGATTAATTATATTTCCGTTATTATAACTTCCGAACCCATCATAGACTCAATAAAATATTCAATATCAGAAATATTATATTCCAAAGTATGTTTAACGCAAATAAAAATATAATAGTAATCTGTAATCCAAGAACTTGTTGAATTGTGAAATCTACTTTTTTCACCACATTCAATTTCATTTATTAATATTAAATTAGGATAATACTTTTTACATATTTTTTTCACAAATTTTATTATTGATTCCTTATTTTTTGACATGATTTATATATAATAGTTATTAAAAAAAAATGTCCCATATGGGACATTAATATTATAAAATAAATGAGACAAATTCAATTACTGGCCTTTAATCATTGCCAAGCCGTGTTTGATATATTCTTTGGCTCTGTTTGATACGTGGTCCATTTCAAAAACTTTTTCAATATCTTTAACAAGTTCTTCACCGTGTTTGTTTTCTTTGTAAAGTTCAATAATTTTATCCATTGATTTATTACATTCTTTCTTTGTTTCGTCAAAATAATTGTAAGGCTTATATGATTTAAGATTGTTAACAAGTTTAAACGCCAAATCTTCACCACCATCAGTAATTTTAGGATGTAATCTTGCTGTTTTTAATAGCTCAAGAACGTCTGTAAGTGCGTTAATTCCCGACTTTCTAAGTTGTACACCTTCAATATAATCCTCTACATCATCTCCACCAACAATTTCGTCTAAACTCTTTGTATTTCCTTTGTGACAGAATAACCTTTCTTCTTTTTTAGATGATTCTGATTGTTCAAAAAAATATTGATTTCTAATACTTGTTTTTTCTTCTTCTGTTAATATAAATCTCCTGTTCATATACATAAATATTCTATCTAATTAAATAATTATTATTATGAAAAAAATAATTATTATTCCGTTATTATTATTGACTTTTTTATCATTTAGTCAAGACACTGTTAGATTAACACATAATAAGTTTACGACAATTTACTCAAAATCTAAAGCGTATCCAGTATTAGTACAATGGTGGGTTACAAAAAAACAAGTTTCCTGTCCAACTCCATTAAAAAGAAATGACAGATTTGTTCCTGACCCTTTATTACCAAAAGAAACTGATTTGGCTATGTATTATAAAGGAAGTGGACTTGATAGAGGACATATGTCACCAGCGGCGGACAATTTATGTGACGGAGAATTGGTAATGAACGAATGTTTTTATTTTTCTAATATGTCACCACAATATCATTCATTAAACGCCGGTGATTGGAAATCATTGGAGACGTTTACAAGAGAATCTGCATTGAAATATGATTCAATTAGAGTTTGGTGTGGTAATATTGGGGAAGTTAAAAAAATAGGCAAGTTATCAATACCTGAGAAATGTTGGAAAGTTATTTACATAAAAAATCAAAAGAAATATTATTACTATATTTTCAATAACGACCAATCAAAACCTGATGGTATGTTAAATAATGAAGTTAGTCAGGTAGAATTTAAAAAATTAATCAAGTTAAAATTAAGTTTATAATGAAAATATTAAAAGAATCAGAATTAAGATTATCTATTAAAAAAGTTTTACTAGAAAGATTAGGAGTTCCTGAAGGAATATTGGAAACGGCCGAAAAGTTATATGATGATATAATTAGAGAATTAGACCAAAATACTTTTGACGAAAATGAAAAAGAATATGAATTTGATTTTAATGTAAATTACAAGATAAGTGATTTGGATATAGATTCTGTAAAAGTTTATTTTGAAATAAATAAGTGGAATAACACCTCCAAAAAAGATTACGTGATATTGGGATTTGCAACTCCATTTGAAAGTACTTCTTATAATGATAGTGAAAAGTTAACAATTGTTACTTCATTTGATGAATTTATAATTAAATTTAAATTTTTAGTTCCACAGAATTGGAAATTTGAAGAATTGGTTAATCTAATTAAGAAAGATAAATTGGATATTCTTAATTCTCTATCTCATGAATTAATGCATGCGTATGATTCTCATAAATCCGGATATGATGACGCATCTGAAAGAGCAACATATCAAGCTGCACAAAGTATATCTTTTGGAATTGAACCAATAGATAAATTTTTACATTTTTTATATTTTACACATGCGACAGAAAATGTGGTTAGACCAACTGAAATTGCAATGGCAATTAAATCAGGTAAGGTTAGTCAAAAAAATTTTTTAAATTTCTTGAAAGATAATGAAACATATAAAATGTTAGACGAAGCCAAAAATTTTTCATATGAAAAACTAAGAAAGGAATTAAAGGACTTTATTCCTAACATAGATAAAATCGGAAAAAAAATGAACCATAATATGGGTTCAAATGATGAAGAAAAAATAGATGAGATATTAAGAATAGTTTATGTTAACTTAATTAATAATAAAGCTCAGTCTTATGTTAACCTAATGACTTCAAACATTATAGAAAAAATGCTTGGTTTGCAGGGTAAAAAGGGAGAACACTTTCAAAAATTTCTCAGAAAAATACAAAAATTTAATAATACTAAAGATTTTTTTAAAAATGAAGAAAAATTATTTAAATTTGTTGCAAATAACATGATTAAAAAAATATCAAAACTTTATGACATGACAAAATCAGAAAACAAATCAATTAAAGATTGGGATTTATACCACAAAGTTAATAACACAGATAAGAACTTAACAACAGAAATTAAATTCAAAGTAAAATAAAAAAACCACCGTAAGGTGGTTTTCTTTTAATAAAGAGTTTCAAATATTTTTTTTGATAACATATCTTCGTTGTCAAAGGCTTCTTTTTCCCAAGGCCTATTATCATAATCAAGGGAAGACAAATCATATTTTTTTAAATTCCAAGTTATTTCACCATTTTCATAAAACAATTGTCCTGAGTTATACTGATATATGTGAATAATTTCATGTGAAATTACTTTAATCGCCTCGCCCCTACTCATTTCGTCAATGTATAAATAATACACTCCATCAAAAAAACGAACATGAGCCTTTAATTCACCATTAAATTGTTCTTTAGCTTCATCACTTAATTTGTCAATAACAACATATGAGCCCATGATACCTTGTGATGACAATCCAACACTCAATATTGTGTCATAATATGAAGGCAATCTGTTGTTTGTAATTGTATTACCATTTGATTCAAATAATTCAACTTGATTAAAATACCCATAATCTTCCTCCGCAGATACCGTTAAATAAAGTGCTCCAATCAAAAATATTGAAAGTATTATTCCTGTAATTATTAATAATTTTTTTTTCATATCTTATAAATATTAAACCCCTTACGTAAATAAGGAGTTTAACATTAAATTAATTCTATTGAATTTATTTTATTTCCTTGTTGTATTTGGTCTATTATTTCTAAACCATCAACTATTCTACCAAAACAAGTATGATTTCCATCAAGATGTTGTGTGTTTTGTCTACTGTGGCAAATAAAGAATTGTGAACCACCTGTGTTTCTACCTGCATGTGCCATAGAAAGATCACCTTTATCGTGGAATTGCTTTGGTGATGATACCTCACACTCAATAGTATAACCAGGTCCACCATTACCAATCCCATTTGGACACCCTCCTTGAGCAACAAATCCAGGAATAACCCTATGAAAGTTCAATCCATCATAGAATTTTTTACCAATAAGGTCTAAAAAGTTTTTTACTGTGATTGGGGTTTCATTGTCATATAATTCTGCAATCATATCCCCTTTTTCTGTTGAAATTTTTACTCTGCTCATAATTTTTTTTTTAAATATAATAGTAAAAATCACAAAATACAAGTATTATTCATTTCTTCTTTTCTGATGGCAAATGTTGATATTTTTTCACCTATTTCAGATAGAATATTTACAGTCCATAATCCAAATTTATAGTCAGTAACTTCTATTTTTTCTTCAGAAATAAATCCCATTTCAACTAATCTCATCTTAAAACAAAAATTACATTTTTTACATGGAACTTTTTGTAAAGTATCAATTTTTTTAAAAATACTCATAATAAATTATTGATGTAGTTTTTGTGTTTGGTTAAAGATAATATTCATTTTGACTTTCAATTGTTCAATAATCTTTTGGTCCTCTTCTGAAACTTCAAAAGATTTACTTTTTATTTCTCTAATCTGTTCTTCAATTAAATTATATCTCCTAATACCTTCATTGTATATAAGAGCCCTTTGTTC